CGTTGGTATGCTGAACGTAAGGAAATGCAGGCTAAACTTAAAGATGCTATTAAGGCCGAAAACAAGATTGAGGAAGAATATTGGGATAAGCGCCAGTTGGTTAAGAAGATTAATCTTAACTCCTTATACGGTGCTATTCTTAATGTTGGTTGTAGGTTTTTCGATGATCGTATCGGTCAATCTACCACACTTACAGGACGCCAGATTGCCAAACATATGGCTAGTAAAATCAATGAAGTCGTCACTGGAGAATACGACCACGTTGGAAAAGCAATTATCTACGGAGATACAGATTCCGCCTACTTCTCAGCCTATACAAGTCTCAAAAACGAAATACAAAAAGGCGAAATCCCCTGGGACAAAGAAACAGTTATCAAAATCTACGACAGTGTTGCAGAAGAAGTAAATTCAACATTCTCTCAATTTATGTTGGATGCATTTCATTGTCCTAAGAGCAGAGGCGAGGTAATTAAAGCAGGTAGAGAAATCGTGGCAATCAAAGGTCTGTTTATCACAAAGAAACGTTATGCTGTTCTATACTATGATAAAGAAGGTAAAAGATTAGACATAGAAGGAAGTCCAGGTAAAATCAAGGCCATGGGGCTAGACCTCAAACGCAGCGATACTCCAGAATTCATGCAGAAATTCTTAGAAGAAATTCTAACCCGTGTACTAAATGGGGCAGAAGAAAAAGAAATTCTTGAACGTATTCAAGAGTTCAGAACTGACTTTAAAGGTAGGCCAGGCTGGGAGAAAGGTAGTCCCCGGCGTGCTAACAACATTACAGAATACGGCGAAAAAGAAAAGAAACTAGGTAAAGCCAATATGCCTGGGCACGTTCGTGCTAGTATTAACTGGAATACTCTACGTAGAATGCATGGAGACAAATACAGTATGCAGATTGTAGATGGCATGAAAGTTATTGTCTGTAAACTTAAACATAATCCTCTCGAATATGCTTCAGTGGCCTATCCCGTAGATGAACTACGACTACCTAAGTGGTTTCAAGACTTACCTTTCAATCACGAAGAAATGGAAAACGTTATTATTAATATGAAAATCGAAAACCTAATCGGAGTGTTGGAATGGGACCTAGAATCAACACAGGAAACAAATACGTTCCAGTCATTATTCAGTTTTGACTAAAAATAGTATTGACATTATTACATTTTCTAAATAAACTTATATAAAGGACAAATCATGAAAGATATTTTACAAGACATTGTAGCACACACAAATAAACTAGGGTTCTTAAACATAGTTAAAATCACAGGAACCGAAACAAAAACAACCATCGATTCAATGGCAGATGATCGTAGCGTTATTATGTTTTCAGAAACAAGCGACCCGTACCCGGATATGGTCGGAACATTCGGTATGCCGCAATTAGAAAAATTACGCTACCTGCTAGATGGTAAAGAATACCAAGAAGATGCTGTAATCGAAATTACAACTGCTGATCGAAACGGAGACGTAATTCCTGTAGGACTTCACTTTCAAAATAAAGACGGTGATTTTCAAAATGATTATCGTTTTATGAATCATGAATTAATTAATGAAAAACTTAAGACCGTTAAATTTCGCGGCGTAAAGTGGGATGTAGAGATTACTCCGTCTATCGCATCAGTACAAAGATTCCAATTTCAAGCAGGAGCAAACACAGAACATACAACCTTTCTGGCAAAAACAGATAATAATAACAAACTAATTTTTACATTCGGCGATGCTAGCACACACGGTGGTGAATTTGTGTTTGCTACAGATGTTGTAGGTAAATTAAACAAAGGTTGGACCTGGCCTATTACTCCTGTATTAAGCATTTTAAAAATTGCAGATGCTAACAATACTACAATGAGTTTTAGTAATGAAGGTGCTTTACAGATTACTTTAGACAGCGGACTTGCAATCTACAAATACATCATTCCCGCAAAAACATGATAGTAAGAAATATTATAGGAGGCTCACATACCAGCGTAACAGGTTCAACTGCCTCAGATATATACATTAATCCTAACGGAGGACCCATGGCAGGGTCAGTTCGTTACGTTAATAGCAATTTCGAAGTATATGACGGTAGTATGTGGAGAACAATAGGTAGTAGTTATGTTTCCGTTAACCTAAACGAAAATGCTATTAAGGCTATAGACTGGGTATTCAAAAAGATGGAAGAGGAAAACAGTATTCAAGAAATTGCCAGAACGCGACCTGCTGTTAGTGCAGCCTACGAAAATTACATACGTGCAAGTGACCAACTTAAAACCACAATTATATTGAGTAATGATGAGCAATCCGCCAGTTAACCTTTCACCCTTACAAAGAGATTACGCTGTATTTTTACCAGCCTTAAGCAGTTTTTACAGCACCTATGTCAGTAAACAACAGCATGAAGAATTTGTACCTAAAGACAGAATCCCACAAGGGTTTGATCGTGGTATAGAAGGAATGAATTTCCTTAATCCTGAGCAAGGATATTTTACATACAAGTACGGACTGTTCTCCGCAGGCCATGCTCAACTAGATCTTAATAAAAGTGCTACACAAGAATCAATGGTACAACGTCGAAATCGTGCTAATACAATGATACTAGGAGATTCGGGAGGATACCAGATAGGTAAAGGTGTTCTAAAGTTTGACTGGTTAGATTTTGAAGGACCTAAAGCAAATAAAGTAAGACATAGTATATTAGAATGGCTAGAACATACAGCCGACTGGTCTATGATGTTAGACGTTCCTACCTGGGCATGTGATCATGTACACAGTCCTAAGACAGGTCTTAAAACTTTTCAAGATTGCTTAGATAAAACTAAATTTAATAACAAATATTTTTTAGATAACAGATTAGGAAAGACAAAATTCTTAAATGTATTACAAGGAAGTGACTGGGAAACTGCCGAAGAATGGTATAACGGTGTCAAAGAATTTAGCGACCTTTCAGGAGAATATGCAGGCAGAGAAGCAGAAGGATGGGCATTCGGAGGCGCTAATATGTGTAAGATGGACGTTACACTAAAACGTCTAATTACTTTACGCGAAGACGGCCTGTTAAAAGGAAAAAACTGGATTCACTTCTTAGGTACTGCTCAATTAGACTGGGCTTGTTTTTTAACCAGTATTCAACGACAACTTAGAAAGCATATTAATGAAGAAATTACCTTATCTTTTGACTGCGCCTCACCGTTTATCGCAACAGCAAACGGACTTGTCTACACGAACGCTCAACACACCACAAAGCGTTGGGCTGTTATTATGGACAAAGCCCCAGATCTTAAAGCCCTCGCAGGAAAAGACTTTCCTTTCCCTTTCGAAAGCGAAATAGGTAGAAGACTTACTGTAGGTGACATATGCCATTATGCACCGGGCATGTTAAATAAAATTGGCAAAGAAGGCAAAACTTCATGGGATAGTTTTAGTTATGCTCTAATGATGGGCCATAATGTATACTGCCATATTGTTGCTGTGCAACGTGCTAATCAATTAATGGACATAGAAATAACTAAGTCGCAACCTAACTGGAAATTCTGGAAAAAAGTTAAAGCGGACGATAAGAGCGATGAGTATAGTGACTGGGTTCCTAGAAATGTGTTATACTTCGATAGGTTTGTAAAAGAACTTTTTGAAACTAAAACAAAACAAGAAGCATTCGATATGATAGATCAAGCAAAAGCATTTTTACTCAGTATGGAAGGTGCTAGAGCAGGCGGGTGGGCTGCTGAAAACACCTTTAATAAAATCTTTACCGTGGAAAATATAACTAAGTCTACAGAAATAGACCTAGAAAATCCAGAAGATCCTGAATTACGTAAACTGGAAGATTCACTTAATGCATAAGGCACTTGTGGTAGGCCTAGGAATGGGTCTACAGTATAAACAATGGTTAGATAAACTTTCATTTGTTGTTACAACTGTAGATCCTGACCTAAATAAAAAGGCAGACTTTGAAGACATAGAATCATGCCTTGCTGTACATAACAAATTCGATTTAATTTATATAGGTACTCCTAACTACACGCACGAACCTATTGCTAGGAAATTGGCCAATCATACCAGAATACTACTGATAGAAAAACCAGGATTTGAAACTCACACCCACTGGTTTAATTTTGTAAAAGAATTCAACCAGACTAGAATAATGATGGTAAAGAATAATCAATATAGACCAGAACAAGATATATGGCGTGACATGGCTGCTCGCAGTGATAAAGTATATGTGGTATGGCAACGAGAAAAGGGCATACCTTCGAGCCCGTGGTTTATAGATCCAGCAAAAAGTTACGGCGGAGTAAGTAGAGACCTGATGCCTCATATGCTAAGTTATTTTACTAACTTTACAAACTATTCAAATAGCATAACAACTAGACGACAAAAAAAAGATTTACTCGACATAGGCATTGACACATGGTGTATAATGGAATATACAGCAGCAAATGATAAAAAAACTGAATGGATATTATTTACTGACTGGCAAAACGAAAGTTATGACAGTGCTAGCATCGAATTCATAATAAACGGGCATAGTCACATATATGACTTAGGTGCGCTATGTCCTAGTGAACCTTACTTAGATATGATTACCGACTGTTTGAAAAACGTAGATAATGATAATTTTTGGAATGAACAACTAGCACAGGATGTTTGGATACACCAACAACTAGAACTATGAAAGTAAATTTACTAGCAACAAACGGACAAGGGCATTTTTACGAAACTGAATACGAATGTCCAGAAACCGTTGATAATGGGATAATTGTAAAAAACATAATGACTGGCGTATGTACAAGCGATGTCGCGATGATGAAGGGCGAGTTCGGTCCTCTGCCACTGCATATGCAAGGACATGAAGGTCTGGGTCAGGTTGTAAGTGTAGGCAATAATGTTTACCAAAAAGTAAAAGTAGGAGAATACGTTGCTACTAGAGGAGAACCTGCCTATGCCGATTACTATCCAGTTAAAGATGGGCAGTTCGTTGTCGTCCCCGAAGCACATCCTAGGTATATTATCGAACCTGTAGCATGTGGCATAAACATCGTTGAAGGCGAGTTAATGGAAATAAAAGGACGAAGCCTTACCTTACATAATCCTAAATTGTTAATTATCGGAAGTGGGTTTTTGTCTTATATTGCATATAAAACATTAAGGCTCAACAATATAGCATATGAAATTGATGTAATAGGTAAAAGCAATTTAGATATATGGCAAAAAGAAAATGTTATTTTGCAAGATAGTCCAGATAAAAATTATGAAGTAGTCATCGTGTTAAAAGAAGGTATAAAGTTTTTAGAAAATCCAGAACTGATTAATGAAAATGGCCTACTAGTTGATGCTGTAGGTCGTAATATATCTAAAAAAGAAAGCGAAAACATGCTTTGGAAGTCTGTTACAACTAGTAGACCAAGCCCTAGAAAACCTATGTTTGACTTATGTATGGAACAAGCAGTAAAATGGATAGAATCGGATCAATTAAATGTTGATAAATTCTGGACAAGAAGTTATAATAGAACAACAGAATGGCAACAGGCCTTCAACGATGGTTTAAACAGACCAGTAGGTTACAGCAGAGGATATATAACATGGCCTTAAACACAGAAGAACGTCAGGAAGTAGTTTACTTTACAGGGTATGAAGTAGAGCATACTATATGTCATGGCATGTTTACATTATTTGTAGTTGGAACTCCGCCGTTAGAAGAAATTTTAGAACAAGCCAAAAGAGAAAATGTTAAACAGATTTACTTTGGCACCAGTCAAAGTTTTAATCCTAAGTCACAGAGTAGCGAAGAATATAAGCCTTGGGATACTGTAATATTAGGATGCTTGAATGCCGGGTACTGGGTAACTTTAGATTTTGACGTTAAGCATATTGAAGGAGTTCACGATTCTGGATATTGTGAACATAACCGCTTTGTTCCTATGATTAGTGTAAAATTACCTTATATAGAACTCTTGAACTATAACGCAACCTTAAAATTAGATGATTTGACATGGGGTAAAACTAATCCCGGTGTATGGACACATCATTTACAATCATTAATGACTAGGGACAAATATACTTATTGGGATCAGTATACCCAGGATACGCAGATTACTTAATCTCTGCTACCAGGATAATACTTATTAGGGCCGCCGAATTTTTGACTTTTAATGTAACGGCCTCTTTGAGTTTTTCCGCTACCTTTAACACCTTGTTTACCTGTTCCGTCTGTATGGTCACTATCATGTTTCAGCCAGCCGCGTCCTACACATTGAGCATATCTAACATTACTCAATCTAGCACGCCCAACGGAACATTCGCTTCTTTTAGGGGCAGGTAAGGTCTTTTCAGATAAAATGTCGGAAAGTAGTTCAGAAATTTTCATAACAAGTTATTTATCAAACTTTTCACTCAAAAATAAAAATTTTACACCAGAGTGCTTGACAGCATAAATTATTTTAACTATACTTACTATACAAAAAGGAGAATTACCAGTGATTACTACTAAGATTACTAAAAAAGATGCCGCAGTTTCAGGAAGCGCCGAAGAGCGTTTATTTAAATTGCTCGAAAGCATGGACTGGAAACTTTGGGAAATTTATCAAATTATGAAGGCTCAAACAGAAGATACTAAAAAACCTGCAATCAAAACTAAACTAACCAAAAAAACTGAAGAAGAATAATGGAAAAATCTATGATTTGGGTTACCTTTAATAAGGAAGGTATCCATATGTATCCAGCAGCAGCATCTGATCCTAAACTTAAAACAGGTGATGAGTATGATGTTAGTTTTTTAGGAACACCACATCGTCATATCTTTCATTTCAAAGTATATATTGAAGTATTTCATGATGATCGTGATATCGAGTTCATTCAATTTAAACGGTGGTTGGAGAAGTTATACAGCGAAGGCACACTACAACTTAACTACAAATCCTGCGAGATGATTAGTCGTGATCTTTACGCTACCATCACAGCAAGATATCCAGGTCGCGAGATTTGGATTTCAGTAAGTGAAGACAACGAAAATGGTTGCTTCATTAAATTTCCATCAACAAACTAATACTTAAAAACTAATATGGCACTATCTGCTAGTATTCAAAAAACCCTTCGTTTCAAACCAGAAGTTCACAAAATCTTCGATGATCTAGAAGCATGGCACGATCATTGCAGGTTTGAACTGATGGACTTTAATCCTGCCCATCTTTACAAATCTAGAGAGTGGAAAGAGTTTAACAAAACTAGGGAGTATCTAGAGCGTAAAGCAAGACGCGAGTCTAAACAAAACAAAAAGAGCCATAATGGCTAAAATCTTTCTAGTAGACTTAGAAAGTGTAGAGACCAGATATACAGGACAATGGAAAAGTCATGTTCCCGAAATTCTCAAGACTAAAGGACATGAGGTTCACGTTATCTCTGGTCCTACGGATATTCCTAGTGCCACTACTCCTGGCGCTTTTCTCAACTTTGGTGGCACTAACATATATAAGTCTAGTCAAGTTGAACAGATGGGCAGATTATTTTGCCAGGGATCCGTTAAACCTGGCGACCATTTTATTTTTACTGATGCTTGGCATCCGGGGATCATAAACTTAAAATATATGAGTGAACTATTACAGACGCCTGTAAAAATTCACGCATTATGGCATGCCGGATCATATGATCCTCAAGACTTTTTGGGTAGGCTTATTGGAGATGCTCCGTGGGTAAGACACGCTGAGAAAAGTTTCTTTCACGCTATAGATCATAACTACTTTGCCACTAACTTCCACATTAATATGTTCGGTAAGAACTTGTTAGGCAAAGGCGGATACGATCCATCAGCTAATATAACTAACAAAGTTGTAAGATCTGGATGGCCAATGGAATATATGGAGTATACATTATCTCCATATAAGGGTATGAAGAAACGTGACCTAATTTTATTTCCACATCGTATAGCACCAGAGAAGCAAGTTGAGATATTTAGAGATTTGGCATTACTACTTCCTCAATATGAGTTTGTAGTATGTCAAGATAACGCACTAACCAAACATGAATACCATACCTTACTAGGACAATCTAAAATGGTGTTCTCAGCTAATCTACAGGAAACACTAGGTATTAGTTGTTATGAGGGTGCCCTAGTAAATGCTATTCCTTTTGTTCCAGACAGGCTAAGTTATACTGAGATGTATTACGAACAGTTCAAATATCCTAGCGAATGGACTCAACACTGGGATTTATATCTTGTCCATCGTTCAGATATTTGCTATACTATCATTACTATGATGAATAACTACGAGAAACACGTTCATTATATAAGTAAACAAGCACAAGATTTAACTGAACATTTTTTTTCCGCTAACCAACTATTCGATAACCTAAACTAGGAGTTCACTATGAAACTCAAAACACTTGCAACTTGTATAGCATTGGCCTATGGTTCCCTTCATGCACAAGTACAAACTGGAGCATGGCTAACTACTGAATATGATAGAGGTAGAACTTTAAGTTCTATTAATGCTGCAACGGCATATTCCAGAGGATTTACCGGTAAAGGTAGCACTATTGCTATTATTGATTCAGGCATTGATTTAAAATCACCAGAATTTCAAAATAGAATTAAGGCTGTATTTGATTTTACCAGTTCCGGATCTGCTAACGATACATTAGGTCATGGCACCCATGTTGCTGGTATTGCTGCTGCTGCAAAAAATAATATAGGAACTCATGGCGTAGCCTTTAATGCAGACTTGCTAATTGCAAAGGTTACCACAAGCGGATTAGTTACAATGGCTACAGCAAACAAAGCTGTCGCTTGGGCTAATAGTTATAATGCAGATGTAGCTAATCTAAGTTTAGGCTTTAGCCTTAAGCAATCTACAATTGCAGCTCAGTTAGTAAGCCCAGGTGTTTACAAAACAAATGTAACTAACACAGGAAAATATCTAGGTGGACTAGACGTTAATAGTTGGAAAACTGCTACTAACGGTGAAATGGTATTAGTTGTTGCCGCAGGTAATGATTCTACACCATGGTCAAGTTCGTTGAGTCAACTTGCAACTGCTGTTGATGCGAATGGTAACCTAATGTTGGGTGGTAGAGTAATTGTTGCAGGAAACTGGAACAGTCAAGGTGTAAGAAAAACTACTACGGTTAATGGTAGACCTGTTTTTACTACTGCATATCAAACAGGTCCTAATAATAATGGTGCTGCCCAACTATGTATGGTAATGGTAGGCACAGTGTGTCAAGACAAATTTAAGGTTAGTGATTTTTACCTACTCGCACCTGGAACTGGTATAACAAGCACTTATCCTACTACTATTAACAAAAACGGTATGTTGACGTTAACAGGCACTAGCCAGGCTGCTCCAGCTATATCAGGTGCTGCTGCTATCATTAGAGAAATGTGGCCACAAATGACTGGGTCTAATGTTGTTAAGTTATTATTAGTTACAGCAAATAAAAACATAGAAGGTTATAATGTTGTGGCACATGGTCAAGGACTTTTAGATCTTGATAGAGCAACCAGACCGGTAGGTAGTCTAGGTATTCCTACAACTGGAAGATTGTCAGGGCCACGTAGTCAATCTGTCGATCCTATATTGGTTACAGGTGGTTCCGCTAGCACAGGTGGACTGGGTAGTATCGTTGTTTTAGATGACTTTGATAGAGATTTTGGGGTTAAAGGTAAAACATTCACAGCGCACAAGATTAGTAAGGAATTCAACCCTAAACAAGCATTTATGCCATATGAATCAAAAAACAACTACAGTCTTTTCAATAACTATAATCAAAGATTACATGCAGAAGCAGCGGATATTTCTTTGGCAGTTTACCAAGACACAAATTCTGCTTTACAGGTGCCTGGTATGATTGAGATGTCTTATAAGGTAAAAGACTTTAAGTTTACTACAGCACATTTTACTGAACAGGCAACATGGCTTAATAACAGCCTGCTAGGTATGAATAGAGAAAGCAATACATTAGTATTCGGCCTAGCCTATGAAAAAGATGTAGGTTCAAATACAAAAACATTCATTAGTGCCATGCATGGAACCACTAGTATTAAATCGTATAGCGATAAAGTTTCAGGGTTGAATACTGCTTACAGTTATAGTTGGAACGCAGGGCTTGAGCACAGTTTAAATAAAACAAACTCAATAGGCTTTATGGCATATCAGCCAGTGACTGTTTATAACGCACAGGCCAATGTTAATATGCCTGTAGGACTAGATCAAAACTTTAATGTTATTCAAGGTACTAGAGCGAATCTAGCGGCAGATGTTAAAGAAACAAGGCTAGGGCTTTATTATAAACTTAGCGAAAAGTACACACAAGCAAGTGCATTTATTGAAACAAGGCAAAATTACAGAGGACAAGATGGCATTAGAGACCACGCAGCAGGACTACAATTTACCCGTCAATTTTGATTATGATACAGAATGGCCCATGTCAGATTATTATGATGACGGTCCTATTACCATCGATGATCCTATTGTAGAATATAAAACTTTTGAACAGGTAAGTTGGTGGAAACTTAAACAAATGTTAGAACGGTGGCCTGCTATGCATAAAAGTTGGCAGGCATTTATTATTGACTATAATGTATGCTTGGCTACCTTAAGAGCCGAGGAACAACACGATGACATCCCTTTCTAAATTTTTTCTTAACACTCTAGAACGCATGGGTAGGAAACGTATTGTTCTAGATAGAGAAAGTTCAGAACCTTATCTAGAACGTTATTATGTCTTTTTAAAAGATAGAGATACATTTCCTTTTAATATCTTCATTCATAAATTTTTAAAATCAGATCCAGATGATGTCCACGATCATCCCTGGTCTTATGCTACACTTATTCTCAAAGGCGGATACTGGGAATTCGTTCCTGTATTCAACGAACAAGGAGAAAAAGTTGCAGAAACAAAACATTGGCGGGCACCTGGTCATTTTCGTATTAGTCCTGCTACTAGTTTTCATCGTATCGAACTAGAGCCTAACGTAGACTGCTGGACTATGTTTATGCCAGGACCTAAGCGTAAGGAGTGGGGCTTCCTTGTAAATAACGAGTGGATTCATAACGAACAATACTTAGAGGAGAGACGAAATGCCGCGTAAGAAAAAAGAGGTTGTAGTAGAAACAGAGAAGAAATATTTCGTAGACGGACATAATGATGTTCAGGAATATTACGAGCCTGTTAAGCAATTTGAAATAAATTGGGAAAAGATTGCTGCTGATGTTAAAGAAGCAGCAAAAATGGTAGAAGCAAAGTATGAACAGGATGAAGGTCCGTTGACTGATAGTCAAATTGCTCAAATCAAATACTCAGCACCTAAACCTAAAAAGACTAAAAAAACTAAAAAATGAGAATTTAAGATGCACATGTCAAGTAACAAAATTTTTGACGGCCCTGATGAGTTGGAAGATTCACATCCGCCGTGGACAGGAATATATCGTGAAGACTTTCATGTTATAGTTTATAGAGACAAATACCCTGTAACAGAAGGACATTTACTGTTTGTTCCTAAGTATAACTCAATCAGTATTTTAAATCAAGCATTTGAAGATGCTGTCAGATACGGTAAAAAGCAAGTTAAAGACGGCAATTGGGATGGATTCAACATAGGACTAAACTACGGAGAAGTCGCTGGTCAAACTGTAAATTGGCCTCACATACACCTTATTCCAAGACGCAAAGGTGATGTAGACGATCCTATAGGTGGCGTACGTAATATTATCCCAGGTAAAGGTAATTATAAAAAAACTAATCAAACTTAGTTATTGCCTGATCTCCTTCATTGCTACAGACTATCATACCGCATTTATGGGGAGTATTAGGCGGATGCCATCCATCATGCCATATATTTCCTAATGATCTATTGTTACAAGTAGCACCAGATACCCAACCTTGATGTCCTATGTACAAGGTTTCAATTCCCATATTGCACATCTTACCTGTATAACTAGGATTGCTATTCAACATATCTTGATATCTACCATGCCATGTTGTTTCTTCAAAATATTCTTTTTCAGACACTAGAGTTTTTTCTCTAGGCGGAGGACTATTTTTTAACCAAGGCTTAGGTTCTTCCATTAAAGTTAATTGTTCATTGGTATATGAAACAAACAACCCAGCACTTGTATCAGCATTTATGTATAATGCCTGCTTATTAACCCATATACCGTGACGTTCTTCAAAATCGCTTATTCGTTTTATATCTTGATCAAACCTAGAAGGATGTACAGGTGCATTTAGGTATATAGGCTTGTCATTTTTAACAAATAACTGAACTATATAATCCATTAGAGATTCATTTTGCCAGTAATGATAGGTTAAATGTATGCTATCAACATTAGGTTCGATAGCCCACCAGTCCATCCATAATTTACCACCGTTAGTATGCAAAGTTAATTTGTTTTTATCTGCCTTACATGATTTTAAGATGGTAACAATATCATTTAAATCTAAAGGTTCACCGCCATCAATTGTCCATTCTATAGTTCTACCTAGGTCTAAATAATTGTTTACTATCAAATCGGCTATTCTAATATATTCTTTAGTTTCAGGAGGTTCACCACCGCCTCTAAACTTTGTAGGACAATAATCACATTGATAGGAACAATAATCATTCAAGGCCCAGGTTATTCTAGTTATATTGTTCATATTGTGTTGACAAACCTAAATAATAATGTATAATTACTTATCACGAGGTCATTTATGAGTAAACTTAAAGTATCAGAATTGTTTTACAGTGTGCAGGGCGAAGGTCGCTATATGGGCGTTCCCAGCATCTTCCTTCGCGTGTTCGGTTGTAATTTTACCTGCGATGGTTTTGGAATGCCTAGAGGAGAAAAAACTAATGAACGAAACATTATTGCAGATCGTATTGGAGAGTTTAAGCAGTATAAAGATTTACCACTTGTTCATTCCGGTTGCGATTCTTACGCTAGTTGGGATCCTAGGTTCAAAGACTTTTCACCAGTATTGGAAACAGACTCAATTGCGAAAACAATTAGTGAACTTCTTCCAAAGAAAGAGTGGGACAGGGAACACCTAGTTATTACAGGCGGTGAACCTTTGTTAGGTTGGCAACGCAGTTATCCAGATCTACTGGAACACGAAAAAATGAAGGGTTTGAAAGAAATCACTTTCGAAACCAACGGCACTCAGAAATTGAGTAAAGAATTCAAACATTATTTAGGTGAGTGGACTGCTACTAATTGGGATAGAGAGATTACCTTTAGTGTTAGTGCTAAATTACCTAGTTCAGGTGAAGCATGGGAAGAGGCTATTCAACCCGACGTAGTATGCGAATATGAACAAGTCGGTTGGACATATCTTAAACTAGTTGTAGCCACAGAGCAGGATATAGAAGATGCACTACGGGCTATAGAAGAATATAGATCAGCAGGCTTTAAAGGTGAAGTATACTTGATGCCGGTAGGTGGTGTAGAGAGTGTTTATAGTTTAAATAATAAGAATGTAGCATTAGCCTGTATGAAGCATGGGCTAAGATATAGTGATAGGCTTCAGGTGCCGCTCTTTAAGAACGCTTGGAATACATAATAAAGTTCCCCATTTATTTTAAAAACCATAAATATTTGAAATGAATGGGGCACTAATATGACAAATCCTATAAACAAATATTCCGAAGAAGTATTCAAAAATAAAGTAAAAGAAAAAATATCTTCTATTTTAGATATTACAGAATATAAAGGTGTTGACTACAAACTTAAAGTGCATTGTATCCACGGTATAAATGAAAGAAGAGGTTGGAGTGTTTTAAATGGTAAACATTGCTGTCGCAAGGGCTATTACGAAAGCGGCAATATGTGGAAATCAAATACAAATACCATTGAAGATGCTAAACAAAGAACTTTAAAACATCGTCCTAATACTGATGTATCAAATGTATATTTTAAATGGGACGGCAAATATAAAAGATTATACGGTATTAAATGCACTATACATAATATTGAATATTCAAGTTTATTAGGAAGTAAAGTGGGCCAGTGCCCTGAATGCTTTAAAGAAGATAATAGAGCAAAACTCAGGACAGCGGCACCTAAAGCATGGGCAAGTCAATCAACAGGAAGTTTTGTAAGCAAAAAAGAAACTAAATGGTTAGATGAATTAAACATTAAGGATAGACAAGTGTGGCTTGAGGATGTAAAATACAAAGTAGATGGATACGACTCTGAAACCAACACTGTATATCTTTATCACGGAAAATTCTGGCACGGATGTCCTAAAACATTTGATCCAGAAATGATACATCCGATTATAAAAATTCCTATGAAAGATTTATACGAAAAAACAATGTATTACGAAAATAAATTAAAACATGCAGGTTATAACTTAGTAGTAAAGTGGGGCACCTAAATGCGGCCTTTGCCGGCTCCTGAAACCTTAAACATATATCTGCTAGTAAATCAGAATGGTATGAAGTTTAGTCCAATTCAAGGTTCGACTAGCGGAAACCAGTATATAGGACTCGGATTTTATCTATCTAGGCAAGAAGCAGAGCATCAAAGAACATTAGAATATCTCAAATACAAAGATACAGGTGATTATAATAGGTTCCATATCTTTGAATTAGAAATTCCTAACCCGGCATATATAAATGAAAAGTAATTCTTCGGTAATAGGATTATTTCCCATTCCTTTAGGCATATATAATATAAACAGATTATTTTATACTGAAGAGAATTCTTTTAAAGAACAGTGTTTTAAAACTAGAAGATTTATAGGAACGAATAGTATTAGTAATAATACATATATTCTAAATTCTAAAGAAATGATAGGAATAAAAACATTTATAGAAACTAGTATAAATCAATTTTTAGAAGAAAGCGATCCATTTCCTGACCACACATCGTTGTATATAACACAATCATGGTTTACATTTACCGAAAAAGACCAGCACCATCATATTCATAACCACCCCAATAGCTATATTAGCGGAGTTCTTTATTTTGATGTTGATTATCCAAAAGATAAAATATTTTTTAAAAATCCAAGAATACGCGATATGATGATAGAAAAAAATAATTACACACCGTTTAACAGTGAGGAATGGTCAATACCTATTCGTGCAGGGAGTTTACTATTGTTTCCGTCTTATATAGAACACTTTGTAAAAAACTATCCCGGCGATAAACCACGGATAAGTTTAGCCTTTAACACATTTGTAAAAGGACAGTTAGGATCAGAACATACACTAACAAAAGTAAAATTATAAGGATAACGATGAAAAACATACTTAAAAGAATATTCGGCATTACAGAAATGGAAAATGCCATAGCGGAAACCAGAGCAGTTGCAGAAGCGGCTGCTGAACTAACGCCTAAAGAATTAGCCACTCAAAATAAAGAACCTTGGGTAGCAGTATTGAATACCCATGTAAATAAGGATAACATCAGGAACGGCTTTTTTGAACTTGACTGGAACGAGTATTTTGTGCTACAATTAAGAAGTGCTGGATATAAAGGTGAAAAGGATGAAGACATTGTTAATCAATGGTTTACTGAACTTTGCCGAAATGTCGCAGTCGAAGAAGGTATAGACATGAACCGTAGAGGAACTGGCTATATCAATGTCAACAACTTAGGAAATGGACGCTCTGAGGTCAGTTAATGGCTAAAACTTATATACTAGTAGATAGTGCAAATACATTCTTTCGAGCCAGACATGTGGCACGTGGTAATCTTAATGATAAAATCGGCCTAAGCATTCACACAGTGTTGAGCAGTGTGCGTAAGGCCTGGCGTGATTTTAAAGGTGATCACGTTATATTCTGCTTAGAAGGTCGCTCTTGGCGCAAGGACTATTACGAGCCTTATAAGCGTCAACGAACCGAGGCTCGTGCGGCTCTTAGTCCTAGAGAAGCAGAAGAAGATCGTGTATTCTGGGAAACATTTGATCAGTTCAAATCTTTCATAAAAGATAAGACTAACTGTTCAGTGCTACATCATCCGCAACTAGAAGCAGATGACCTTATAGCAGGCTGGATACAATATCACCCCAATGATAATCATGTTATTATTTCAACAGATGGAGACTTTGCTCAATTAATTTCTCCTAATGTAAGACAATACAATGGAGTTATGGATGTCACTACAACTCACGAAGGCTACTTTGACGAAAAAGGTAAACCGGTTATTGACAAGAAAACTAAAGAAGTTAAATCTGCTCCAGACCCCGAATGGTTATTATTTGAAAAGTGTATGAGAGGTGATACAAGTGACAATGTATTCAGTGCATATCCAGGTGTAAGGGAGAAAGGCACTAAGAATAAAATCGGTCTACGTGAAGCATTTGCAGATAAGCAGTCAAAAGGTTTTGCATGGAATAATATGATGCTGCAACGTTGGGTAGATCACGAAGGTAAAGAACATCGTGTACTGGATGACTATAATCGCAATGTGCAATTATGTGACTTAAAGGCACAACCTGACAACATCAAAAGTATAATTAAAGATACTATTAAATCAGAAATTGATGCTAATAAAAATATAGAACAAGTAGGCATTAGGTTGATGAAATTCTGTAATAGTTTCGATTTACAAAAAATTACAGAACAGGTTCAAAGTTACGCCGAACCATTAAACTCAAGGTATACTGTATGACATCATCTGCAAAAGTGTTAGTTCCTAATAAAGAATGGATTATAAGACAAGACAATTCTAAAGTAGGCAGTGTGGCCAAAGCAAAGCGCGGTTATCTGTTTATTAAAAACGGTAAATCATTATTTTTTAAGAATGTAGAAGAAATCAATAATAAGTTCGGTGTGGATATTAACGAAGCAAAAGTTGTAAAAATTACACCTTCCGATCCTCAAGATTATAAAATATACGATTATCCGTGTAGTTCAAAACCTTTCGAACCTGTATACAATATTAAGAAACGACTTCCGCTGTTTGCCAAAAGTTCAAAAAGTAGAAGCCAGTATTGTGCAGGATACTACGTGATAAAATTTACAAAAGGCTGGGTTAAAAGTTTTTGTCCTAAACTTATTACACTAGAAAGATATCCGTTTCACGGTCCTTACAAAACAGAAGTCGAAATGAAGAAAATGTTAAATATTGTGAATAAAACATGAAGCCTCTTAATACATTACCTATAGAAGATTTCTTAAATAGAGCAAGAGTAGCAATTAAAGGAAATCAAAAAGATCTCACTTTGTCTATTAAAGAAGTTACAGATCTTCAAAATAGCCTAAGCATTGTAATGACAAGACTAACAGGAGAATTAGATCAAATTGCAACACAGGCACCCCTAGACAAAATCCAAGTTAAAATGGACGGCGGTTCCTGGTAAGATTTCTACTAAATATATACGCACTTATCGGAGAGGCGTATATGAGCAGACCCAAGCCAAAAGTATTACTAGAAGTTACAAATAAAAAGAATTATAAATCTGAGCAGGTCTTGGAGGCTGATGCTATTTGGGCAGTATTTTATAAAGATAAGCCTATTAACCTAAAAACAAATAGTCTACTCGCTGATCAAATAGGTCCAAAATATAAAAAAGTAAGTTTTTCTAATAGCGGACATGCTTTTAATCTAGCAGAAAAACTAAACAAATTATTTGGCACTTCGGACTTTAGCGTTTATAAATTAACCACCGGAGAAAAAATTAGAAATGAAGATCAAGCATGATCTTACCAAAATTGTTTTAAACAGGCTAGGGTTGCCATCAGATTCTAAAAGTATCAAAAAATATATGGGATTATGGTGGTGGAGCCCAGTCGAAAAGAATAAAGGTGGCCTCAAACTTAGAGATGACGGTTTAGCAGCACTAGTTGATGCAGATATCAAATATCACAAAATATTAATAGAAAACCACCCAGAACCTACCAACAAAAATATCATATATTTAGACAACTACATTGACTGTCCATGGTATATGAGCAATAGAAATTTTTTTGTTTTCGGTGAAAAAATGGCTATACAACTAGTGTTGTATTCCGGAGATATACAAAAATTCTTGGATGCAAAAGCCTATAGAAACCGCTTGACAACTGACAAGATTTAGCATATAATTAACATATATTGAAATTGTTCAATATTCCAAATTAAATATTTTTTTAGAGAGCAATTATGTCAGAAAAGATTTCAGGCAATCGTACAGTTACTCCCAACGAAGCCAAACGTAGCCTTCGTAAGTGTATCAAAATTCAACGCCCTGTGTTTATGTGGGGTCCTCCAGGTATCGGTAAGTCAGATATCGTTAAACAAATCGGCGACGAGTTTGACCGTTCTGTAATTGATGTTCGACTGTCACTTTGGGAGCCCACTGACATCAAAGGTATCCCCTATTACAACTCAACGGCTAATACAATGAGTTGGGCTCCACCAGCAGAGTTACCCACTGATCCTGATAGCACGGCTATTTTATTCCTAGATGAGCTCAATTCTGCGGCTCCTGCTACACAGGCAGCGGCTTATCAACTTATTCTTAACCGTCGTGTAGGAACTTACATCCTGCCCAAAGGTGTAAGTATTGTGGCTGCTGGTAACCGTGAAGCAGATAAGGGTGTTACTTATCGTATGCCTGCTCCGTTGGCTAACCGTTTCCTTCATATTGAACTTAAGAGTGATTATGAAGATTGGCTAAACTGGGCCACTACTAATCGTGTACACGAGCAGGTGGTAGGTTACATCGGATTTGCCAAACAGGATCTTTACGACTTTGATCCTCGCAGTTCAAGCCGTTCATTTGCTACTCCACGTTCATGGAGTTTTGTAAGTGACCTGTTACATGATGACGATCTGGACGAAGGTACCCTTACAGATTTGGTAGCAGGTGCTGTCGGTGAAGGCCTTGCTGTTAAGTTTATGGCACACCGTAAGGTAGCAAAACAGATGCCTAAGCCGGAAGACATCCTTGTAGGCAAAGTCAAAAAATGCGATATTAAGGAAATCTCTGCAATGTATTCTTTGACTGTTAGTATGTGCTATGAACTACAGTCTTCACACCAAAAGAAGGCCAAGAACTGGGATGAAATGGCTGACTACTTCTTCAGTTTTATGATGGATAATTTCCCAACTGAGTTAGTAGTTATGGGTGCGAAGGTGGCTTTAACAAATTATGCGTTACCATTTGATGCTAGTAAACTTAAGAACTTCGACAGATTCCATGAGAAGTATGGCAAGTTCATTATCCAGGCAATGGAGTAATTAAGGGCCCGCAGGGGCCTTTTTTATTGACAATGGTATGCTTAGAGTGTATAATAGATATATAATGTTAACAAGGAGTGAATTATGGCTGTTATGAAATCAGAAAAAACTAAAAAGGTAGAAGCACGTAATTTTACCGAAGCAGAAAAAAACAAAATTGTAGAGAAATTGATTACTGCTCGTGTTGGGTTGTTACTGCGTCATCCTTTCTTTGGAAACTTAGCAACTCGTCTTAAACTTGTAGATTCTACTCACTGGTGTCCTACTCTGGCTACAGACGGACGCTGTTTCTACTACAATAACGATTTTGTAAACCGACTCACTCCAAAACAGGCAGAGTTCGGATTTGCACACGAAGTCCTACATAATGTTTTTGATCATATGGGGCGCCGTGATGGGCGTGATCCTATACTGAGTAATATTGCGGCAGACTATGCCGTTAACCAAATCCTAAAAGATGAGCGCATCGGTGAAGTGCCTGACTGGATCAAAATTTTCCAGGATAACAAGTATCGCGGAATGAGTTATGAAGAAATCTATGCAGACATTTATGAAAAATCCCAAAAAATCAACATTTGCGGGTTAGGCGAGTTGTTAGATGAGCATCTAGATGGAGACGGCGATGGAGACGGCGATGGAGACGGCGATGGCAATAACGGTAAAGGTCGTCCTAAACTTACTCCGGAAGAACGTAAGGCTATCCGTGATGAGATCAAAGAGGCTATGGTAGCCGCTGCCCAGAGTGCCGGTGCAGGCAAGGTTCCCGCAGGTGTAGCACGCCTTATTAAGGATTTCACAGAGCCTAAAATGGACTGGCGTCAACTACTGCGTATGAATATCCAAAGCATTATCAAAAGCAATTATAGTTTCGCCCGCCCAAATCGTAAAAGCCAACACTGTGGCGCAGTCCTTCCAGGTATGTTAAATGAAGAAACCATTGACGTAGCCGTAGGTATTGACCTAAGTGGTAGTATTAGTGACGACATGGCCAAAGACTTCATTAGTGAAGTTAAAGGTATAATGGAAGAATACAAAGACTTCAAACTTGACTTATGGTGTTTTGATACCGAAGTGTATAACTACGCCGCATTTTCAATGGATAATGCAGATGAAATCATGTCCTACCAAGTTAAAGGCGGAGGAGGTACTGACTTTGAGGCCAATTGGACCTTTATGAAAGAGCAAGGAATTGAACCAAAACGCTTTATTATGTTTACAGATGGATATCCTTGTGGCAGTTGGGGGGACGAAGATTACTGCGAAACCCTGTTTGTTATTCACGGCAATGAATCCATAATTGCTCCGTTCGGACAGACTGCCTACTATAAATAAAGTAGGTAGATTATGCCGTTAAGTCGAGGAACAGTTAATCCATTAGGCGTTCTGGGACTAAGGAGATTATCCTTTATCCCAGAGCATTTTGCTACTTTAACTATTGAAAGTTACCGTGGATACAAAGAAATAGAAAATTGGATAAACTATAACCTTAATAGCAGATATGCAATAAAAAGGACATTAGCAGTAAACGATCAAAATAAACTTACAGAAATGTTAGAGATAGGTATAGAAGATCCAGCAGAACTAACAATGCTAAGTTTAGGATGCCCACATTTACATAACAAAAGAGAGGATTTATTTTAATGGAAGAACAACAAGCAGCCCAACCAGAATTAAGTTTAACAGATCTACATAACCTACGTTCAATAGTAGATACAGCATCACGTCGCGGTGCGTTTCATGCTCAAGAAATGAGCGCAGTAGGTTCGGTGTTTGATAAACTAAACAACTTCTTAAATGCTGTAAAACCAGCACAACCACAAGAAGAAACTGCACAACAATAAGGAATAATAATGAAGCACGTAGGTAAGATGAAAAACAACGGAGCAAAGGTAGCAATTGTATATAGGACTCTACCTGGAGATCCGTATAGTGCTCTGGTAGTAGGCACAGGTAAGTTAGGTGCAAGTTACCACGATGCTCTAATGAGTATTATTCAAGATCCGGCTGGCCAAACTGCTAATGAGTTAGCAGACATTTTGTCTGTTCGTTCATTTCCAGACGGATCTAATATGTTACAGTGGTTACACACTAGAGGACAACTCACTAAAGTTCCTACAAGCGGAGTATTGGTTACTCCTACTCCAAATGACAGCGTTCCTTTAGACGAACTTAACGTATTAATTGCAGAGCAGAAAGGCCTTACAGTAGACGAACTTGCAGTTAGCGACGGTAATCGGACACCTAAAGGTTTAGATGATCCCACTAAGACAACCAGTTCTAGTGTATCAGGTGAAGTATACGAGCAGCCTCAAGAAATAGTTGCATCTATACCAGAACCTATCGTAATACCACAAAAAGAAGAACCTGTTACCGCTGCGTCATTACGGTCAATGGCAGACAAATTGTTTAAAGAAGCACAGTTACTTCGTGCCAAGGCAGAAGAGATGGAACCAACTAAAAAGAAAGCAAAGGCACTTAAAGAAGCATGAATTTCAAAGTCGGTGATAAAGTAATCAAGGTATCTGGTTATGCATGGCCTGGTATCGTTGTCAGTGTATTTGATACACTAAAAGGCGAGCGCCGAGTCGTAGTGGAATGTACAGTACCTGAAGTAGCAGGTGCTTTACACATTTATAACGAATCTCAACTTAAGTTGCACAATGACTGAACGAGTCTATCTAAATACTCTAAAAGACATTTTAGAGACTGGTGAGGGAAGACCCGATCGTACAGGTGTAGGCACAATCGGTAAGTTCGGTCTTCAAATGAAGTTTGATCTTACACTAGGATTTCCTGCTATTACAACTAAAAAACTAGCATGGAAGTCTGTTGTAAGCGAACTACTATGGTTTATCGAAGGTAGCGGTGACGAGTATAGACTTAAAGAAATTCTATACGGTTATCGTTATGATCCACGTAATACTATATGGTCTGACAATGCTAGTGCTCCTTACTGGACCAGCAAGAAAGTAGCAAGACATGCCGGGGATTTAGGTCGTATATATGGTGTTCAATGGCGTAGATGGCGAAAACCTTTGATCAGAGTAAACAAGGTTATTCTTGCTAACCACGATCAGTTATTAGAACTTGTAGACGGGTTAAAAAAAGATCCTTACAGTAGACGTCATATTATATCTGCATGGAATCCAGGTGAACTAGAACTAATGGCATTACCCCCATGCCATATGATGGCGCAATTTTATGTAAGTAAAGCCAGAAAACTAAGTTGTCAGATGTATCAACGTAGTGCAGATATGTTTTTAGGAGTGCCTTTCAACATTGCCTCATATGCTTTATTCACCCATATGCTGGCGCAATGCTGTGACTTAGAAGTGGGAGAACTAACTATTACGCTAGGTGACGCTCACATTTATATAAATCACGCAGAACAAGTAAAAGAGCAGTTATCAAGAACTACTCTACAGTTGCCTACATTAAAATTAAATTCGGCAGTAAAAGATATTACAAAGTTTACAATGAACGATATATCTTTAGTTGATTATACGCACCACTCTGCGTTAAAAGCGGAGATGGCAGTTTAATTACCAAACATGAGCACTTAGGTCAATGCGTCTCCAACTGTTTGTGGCGGTACAGATATACAAATAGTCATTACCCCATACCATTTGGCCCTGTCGGCCTACGCTATTACTAGCAGTAGGTATTGTAGTATCTGTTCCGAACTGTATGCCGCCGCTAACTTGAAAATCTCCTAGTATGTTTAAACCTGCAACTGTTTGAGTAGTTAGATTAGTAATATAGTCGTAGGCTGAATCTTCGCTAACATCAAAAGATTCATGACATACGTATCCTATGACATTATCATAATTTACAAGTAGAGTAACTTCTCTAGGGTCATCGTCGATGTCATTTACAACAGTGCTAGGCAGTACCCAACCGTTATCACCTACGTCAGCGGGATAAGCCGGTCCTACAAGGTAAACTGTTCCATCATAATAAGTTTTTAATTGTTCATCTGTGGTATCCCACCATATATCACCTGAACTTAAATTGTCAGGCTCTGTATCTGCTGTAATTGCACCTGCCACCGGTTTAAAAGATCCGTCATAAACCTTTAGACGCTGTGCTGTAGTATCATACCATAATTGACCTATTAATGGATTTTGCGGAGGACTGTTAGTAGAAGATGCATTATTGGCAAGTAACCTTATAAGATTATTATTCCAAATCTCTCCGTACCCTGAGTAATTTTTTCCTACGAGTGTTAAACTTGTAGATAAATTATCCATAGTTTTGTCCGCCAGTGTTACTAGAATTGTTCCATCAGTGTTCAATATGGTATAAGCCATTTTACTCGACCTTAATTATATAATATGTTTTTATACCGCCTATGTCTATGTATAAGTCAGGTATATTATAAAACGGATGCGTACCTCCGTAATCTCTATGTATGACATCATATAGATCTAAGAAAGTAGATGAACTCAAACTGGTTCCTGTACAAAACATCCATCCATCAGGCGGAACATTTGTTAATGTAGATCCGGCAAACAGTCTTAATGTACCTGTACTAGAATAATAATTGTGAGCATATACATTAACTGCATGAATGTCCCCGAACGGAGCAGACTTTGTACCTATAGAATTCGTCGAAGTTGTTGATCTAATATTGTTAACAAATAAAGTATTTGTGGAAGTCGTAATCCCGCTAAAATTAATATTACCAGAAATGGTAACATTGCCTGCTAGAGATGTAACTCCGCTGACCATTAAGGAAGAAACTGTAGCAGTATTTGTAACTGTAAAGTTACCTGTTACTCGTGTATTTTTCTTTAGCCCTATTAAACTAAGATCTACATCCAAAATAGGATTTGCATCACCTAGCAATTTAACTAAAAACTTGCCGCCCGATTTATTGTTATAAACAACAGCGTCATTAGATTCTTTATAAAACTGAACATATTCAGTAGTAGGTGTACCATCTATACGTATTACAACTCCGTCTCTCCCTTTCGCACTAGTTTGATCTGAATTTGTAACATAAACAAAACTGCCTGTCACTAACTGCCCGTTAGTAACTGTATCATTCTTACGTAGATAACTGCTAGCAGCATAGTCTCCTAACTTATCTGCGCTAGTTGCAGTTCCTTGAAACTTTAACGGCGTACCTGATACATCGAATGTAGACGTAGATAAATTAATACCCGGTTTAATATTGTCAAAGCCGTCATATAACGGAGTATAGGAATTAATAGAGGCAGTTGAAATTATAGAAACTACATTTCCCTGCGCCCATGCAAACACACAATCATGTTTTATAGACGTATCACTTGCATCAGTTAGCCGTTCTACTGTTATACCTGATTGCTCTGATCCTCCTGCTGAAGGTCCTACCGTTATCCAGTCATTATCACTGAATAGTTTTATCTGATTAAAAGCAGTATCAACCCATAAATCACCATTTTTTAGAGCGGCTGCTCCGTATATTCTAGGGTCAGTACCTTGCTGATATATACCTGTAGCAGACGGCCATCTAGTTAGTGTAGACGATCCGTCCATAATACGCAAAGTTTTACGGTTCGGATCGCTAGTATCATACCACAACTGACCTTGTATAGGATTTTCAGGTGGTATTGGTCCTGAAAAGTTTTCTAATAAACTTAAAAAGTTTTGTGCGTATTTCTCACCATAGTTAGGATATCCTCTACCTACAAGACTTAAACTGGTATCAACAGTATTAATGCCAGGAGGCATAGGTGGTACTAGCACTGTGGCAGTGTTTGTAGGATCTGAAAATCTAAGAGTATATCCTGACATAATTACATCCCGTCAGTTAGACTTTGTATTCTAACCGTATAATCAATTTGAATCATTCTGTTTAGTGATTTTTGTACCGGATGAAATATAACATGGGTAAGCAAATCACCTTGTCCTTCTCCATCTGGACTATATGAACGAAGTCCTAGTTCATCGAATACGTATGTTCCTTCACTGTTTGTAGCATTGTCAAATGCCGCTTGCCCGCGGGGCTCACCGAAATCAAGTAGGCAACTTACAAGAATATCACTATAAGTTGTTCCTAATACATGTCTTACTTCCATAAAGTTTCTAGCAGGATCGATGCTGCTAGGCTGTTTAGCATCAACAACTTTGTAATATGTTTCATTGTATAATGCACTGTTTAGACCTATTGTATTAGGTGTTAAGTAAGTTATAATCCCTGTTTCATCTACCCTAGTGCCACCGTTTCCGAATACCATTTCACTTATTGTGCCGAATCCTTGATTACTAATACTTCTTGCTAATGCTAGGCTAAAGTTTTCATAGTGTATAGCATTACGCTTATCAATAAACACTTCCTTGGTATTAGAATCAAATATCTTAATATGGCCTTGAATCCTTACAGAACCTTGTTCATTAGGCTTCTTTTCAGGCTGTTTTTCAGTCATATTAACTTGATTTTTGTTATCTTGATTGTTCATCATAATATTTATTCCGCTATATTTTTACCAGGAATTGTCTATGGTAGATCTAACCCATAAATTAGGTCCTACACAAACATATAACCAATTCGAATCATAGGCTATTTCGCCTAAAGACCCAGAACTACTATTTGTAAGAGGAACAGTAACCACAGACATAGTAGATGGTCCTGTCGCTCCTGTTGCTCCTGCCCCCGAAGGCCCGATAGGTCCAGTCGATCCTGTTGCACCTTGTGGTCCCTCGGGGCCAGTAGCACCTTGTGGTCCCTGTGGACCTGTAGCGCCTTGCGGTCCGCTAGGGCCTTGCGGTCCTGTACTTCCCGTAGCACCTCTTAATCCAGTAGCACCTGTTGGTCCTTGTGGTCCTGTAGGTCCTCGTAATCCAGAAAGCCCTTGTATACCTTGTGGTCCGCTTGGTCCGCTCGGACCATCTGGTCCTTGTGGACCTGTAACACCTTGAGGTCCTTGTGGACCTGTTGCACCACCCGGACTTCCTTGTGACCCACTAGGTCCGCTAGGCCCTTGTGGTCCTGTCGATCCAGCAATACCCTGTGGTCCAGATGGTCCTTGAGGTCCAGTTATGCTTACACCGCTAGGACCTTGAGGACCTTGAGGACCAGTAGATCCTGTAGAACCTGGGGCACCATAACCTATAGGCCCTTGTGGACCGCTTGGTCCTGTTGGTCCCGGAACCGTACTATCTGCGCCAGTAGCACCTGTCACTCCAGTAGCACCTATATCACCTGTTATACCAGCAGGTCCAGTTGCACCTAAGAAATCATTTCCTTGTATCTGATTAATTAAGGTTTGAAATCTAATTCTTTTTGCTAGTCCATAATCGGAGACAACAAAAAATGTTTCATCAGTGGCTGTGCTTAATAATTGTATTTGCGATATTTTAGGCATTTTATAGTTCCTCTAGCGGCTCATCGTCTTGATCTGTTAGGGCAAATCCTCCCTCATTAGTTAGGGCAACATCACCTCCATAGTAATACTTATCTGGTAATTCTGCAGGTCTTGCCTGTAAGAATCTAGCAGGTACAGTGGTACTGGTCATTAATGAATAGGTAGATGTCGAGTTAACTGTATCATTCCATACATCTATAGCATCAAATTCTCTTTTTACAATTACTAATTTAATGCTTTGTTGTACACCTTCTTGTAAATTTAAATTGAGATACTGGTTCTGTATAGTAAATTCTGGTGGTACATAATTAATACCACTATACTCATACCCGTTAAATGCATCATACTTGTCTGAATTAGTATAAATCCAGACTTGATTAGTTGATGTAATTACATAGGCTGTGCCTAACACTGTGGTAGTAGGAAGATATGATACTTCGGCTAACCATCTATTATTCCTTGCTTCTTGTGAATTTTTAATATTATTAAGGATTTCGGTATCTGTATCAATTAGGTTATTATAGTTACCTACCCAATAATCTAACCCTCCTTGATCGGGATATCTATTTAAATATCTCAGATAATAATTTGTAACTGTATTTGCATATGATGCAGGATCTGGTACTGTGGGTGATAACGGTGCACCATAATCGGGCGCATTGGGTATAGGCAAGAAATAAGGTGTGTCGTAGGTGAATTCTATATCCTGTTTGAAAGTGGCATTTTTATTTAAAATACGTCCACCATAAACTACTGTAACTTGATCCTCTAACTTTATAGGATTAGGTATAGAAGTCGTTGTACTAATTTCGTTTAGTGTAATACCATCATTAGTTACAGTGCTATATGATACAGGATTACCTAAATAATCAGTCGCTAGCGTAGATGTAGTAAATGACAATGTACTAATATAATAAGTTGTGCTATTAGCCAGTGTATAGTGTGTCTGTTTTAATATTCTTTCAGAATACGGTACTGTTTGTTGCGATCCTTGATCAATAACTTTGGTATTCTCATGCGAATAAAAACTAGGAGCAGTTCCTAAAGTTGCTCTCCTTAACTGACTTAACACATTAGATCCTACTTTGAAAAACTCAATACGTTCACCGTCTACAAGAATTACGCCAGGAAGATTCTTTTCAATATCCGGACTGGTCAACACATCTGCATTGTCAACATGTATTTCTGTATCATATACACTTAGTGGTCTGGTTAGATATGTAGAATTTTCCTTACTTAATCTCTTAAAATGTGTTCTATGGAAAATATCATGGAATATTCTATAACCTAATATAGTTGATGCTAATTTTTCGCTACTAAATGTTATAATTGTAATCTCATTAGTTTCATTATGATAGAATTCATCTGAAATTTCTACTGTTACAGAATCATCTAATATCTCATAATCATAATGATTTACTAAAGGTATACCGTCAACTATTACCCATACATAATTGCTATCAAGGGCAGGTCTACTTATCACATATCTTCTAGACGGATTACCACGGAATCGCTCTGTACGCATCAGCATATCGTCGTGATTATTGTAGGTTATAACTTTCAATTCATAAGGGTATGTAAACGATCCTGGATTTATGATTGTCAATTGACTACCAACAATATCATAATCGTATGTATATGAACCTTCCTGCGCTACAGCAGCAATTGCTATCACATCATCCTTAACTAATGGAACTAAAATATTATATGTATTAGCACCTGCTGCACTGTAATCAAAACCTCTCCTTAATTCTTTTCCATTTAGGTACACTCTAACCTGACTTAATGATCCGTAATTTACACCAGTTGTATTAAGTGTGTAAGCGGTAACTAAAGAATTTATAACTTTAAAATAACTTATATCAGGAGGTCTTAGGTATCTACGGGTACCGTTTTGGTTAACTTCAACAATTGTCTGTGCTACAACAGGTTCTATTATTCCCGGAGGATTCGCCAATGTCCAAGATGTTTCCGAAACATTTGTAACTTCTATAATTTCTTCATTTATTTCATTAAAATATCTTTGTGCTGTACCGAAAAACCATGCTGTAACGGTAGAAGTAGTAGTATCTACCAAATTATATACATTAACAGCAGCCCTGTTACTATTTTGATTGGCCACAGTAAGCATGTATCCGTAATCAGTTGTAGTGGTAACTTCACTTATCGCAATGCCATTAACAGTAACATATGCACTCTTAACTGTACCAAATTGCGCAAGACTTACTAATTGAACTGTGCTTGTGCTACCTGTAAAACTTGTGGTATCTATAACACCTGCTTCTTTAAAGTCTCTACCGCCTCCTACACTAACAATACTCACTCCTAATATACCTTTTATGGTTTGAGGAGGAACAATTATTTCATTCAATGTCCAATTAATGTTAAACTCGGTACTGGTTGTAAAATTAGTTGTAGAGTTATAGGTCATTAACCTGTTTTCAAAAGTTACCACTAGGCTGGAACTATTAGGAGGAGTAATACTTAATTGTCTGGTACTAGTTGATCCGGGGTAGATAACATAATAACTATTAACTACCACAGGCGCACCTTCAGGATGCTTGGTATAAACATTGATACCTACGCTTTGATTAATTTCACCTGGAACTAATTCTTCTGGAGCATAAGTGTGATTGGCACTGATAAATGACTCTCCATCTATAGTAATATCTTCAGGATTTATTCCTAGGGCTGCTACTCTTGTTCCAGTCGTCCAGCCGCCACCTTCTATAGCACTGTCTAAAATAGTAGTCTGTGTATCATATGACCAAAACTCTATACTAGCGATGCTAGTAGTATTTGTATATGTTCCTTCTACGAAAATAGTAGATATTGTAGCAGTTAACGGTAATAGGGTAGCAGTTGTAAATGTCACAGTACGAGCACTAGTGTTAACAGATTGAACTCGCGGATTAATATTAAAAAATTGATTATCTAATTGCTGTCTGCTGGCACTAACTATGTTAACAAGTTGCCCAGGTTTTATACCCGTAGTGGTAGTTAATGTAAGCGTCGTGGTTCCTGAACTAGCAGTATTTGCGACTTCAATGTTTGTGTAAAATGCTATATCGTCGGCCCAGTAACTAATACCATAAGCACTAGTAGTTTCATTTCCTATGCGCTGGTCTGTTAGCCAGTTAATACCCCACTTAGTTGTGTAATTAAAAGGAAGACCTTCTACCACAGTCTTAGGAAACTCTATGCCATCCATTAATTGTGACAATTCGTTTCCTGGCATACCGTCTGTAGGGCTATAGTATTCTAAAATACGATCAACGGCATTTAATAACGCAACATTCTTTTTATAATTTACCGTTAAAACTTGATTAGTCTTAGGCACATAGTTAATGAATATTATTTTATTATATGTCTTTTGATAATCAGTATTCGCACCTATATAATCTTTATAATAAGAAACAGTGTAGTCTGAACTTAGTACCAGTTGCCCGTCTAAAGTGATTTGAATTTGTGACTTATCAGGAACTGCAATCCATGATAATATGAATTCAGTATCTGCACCGTTACATAAAAATCTATCCTCAGTATCAATATCAAGAACTTCAGGTGCTCTAGAAGTTCTATCAAATTTCATACCTAAGGTAATTTCTCTTACGGTATCATTCGTCAATACTGCATAGCCTGTGGCTACCTTTGTAGGAGAACCTCCTCCTGATATTACAACTAACGGAGGCGTTGTATATCCAGATCCGTAGTTTGTAACTTCAAATCCTACTACAGATCCTGATCTAATAAATGCCTTAGCGGTAGCACCAGATCCTAAATCACCAGTCTGTGTAACTAGCGTTACTGTAGGTGTTTCTGTGTATCCTGTCCCCGGATCGGCTACTCTAATTTCTCCTACATAATATGTATAATTGTCAAGCCAAGATTTCCATGGGTACGTCAACATCCATGTATTAGTAGCAGTGAACTCAGAGGCAGACTGACTAGCCGGTATTGTTAAAGTATTAAATCCGTTTTTAGCATCATCATAATAAGGTGGAAAATCAAAATCTGTAATATAAGTGGCACTAGGTTCTACTTGATTATACCTTGTTGTAAAGTTTCTTATTTGAGTATGATACGGTTTAACTTCCTTGATATATGATTCATAATATTCACTGTTTTGCAATTTATAGGTAGATCTTTGATCTAACGATCCTGCATTATTTGTTACATTAATAAAAGATGTTTTAAACGCCCAGTCCAGACGTTTTTGCTCTGTAAGAGCATATTTAACTGCCTGGAAAAATAATAAATTGTAATGTACTTTTAGATCATTAACAAAAAGATCTTCTTTTACTGCTTGTAGAATATTGTATGTTTCTTGATAAATTTCCGCAGACTCATCATTCCAGACTGTATCTTTAATTTTTATTGTACCGTTTTCACTATATACAATATTGTATCCTAGACTAAATGTTCCTAAAATATTATCACTTATTTTTTCAAGAATTACATAGTTACCTTGCCCGTTATCATTTATCTTGACATACTGTCCTTGAGATATATCCTCTATCGTTTTTAACTGATATATTTCATCAAGAGTATATGCATAATCCACAAACTTGTTGTATGTCGAATCCAACCAATCAATATAATCCCAGTAAAGAGTTGTGTTATAAGATTGAGTTTCAGACAGTTCCCAGCCTAGAGTATACCCCTTATACTCGTACCTTGACCATTTACCATCTTGCGTACTATCTACTTCTACAACTGCTGCAAAAGGTCTTACCGATAAACTAGGAGCACTAGCAAACCCAGACCCTGCATTTAAAATAATCACATCAATAACTTTTCCGTTAGCATCAATAACAGTTTTTAATTCTGCACCGTTGTTATTATTCACTGTGATTAAGGGCGCATTAATATACCCATCTCCTGGTTCAATTATTGTTACACCAGTAATTTTACCGTTAGAAACAGAACAACTAATCTGTGCCTGTACTTTAGAATTAATATCAATAAAGTCTAACCCTTCTAGATCTTCTAGAATTATATCATATAATCCATCAGAGACATGAGGTATAGGCTCTTTAGATAGTAAATTTCGTAGACTATATTGTTCTGTTATACGCTGTGAGGATAAGACAGAGTTGATATATTCAACAACGTTGCGTAGGGCAATAAACCTATCTGCAAACAATGTTTGTCTAGGTCTAATACTAATACCATAACGTTCTCTAGCAGTAAGTGCAGGATCAGGAACCGGATTGCCTAAACTATCCCTTCCAAGCAAACTATCAAACAACTTTTTCTCTAACATCGCATTAGGCATCTGATTGGCAGATCCTTCTTGCATAAGTAACCACTCAGTATGTCGAGGTATGGGGTTGTTAATTATATCAGTTGCTATATTTAGGCTTATTCTATCATCTATTAACAGTGTACCTACGTTGGCAAGCGACAATGCATTTTGATCCATTATTTGTCCGAACCTTAGTCCGTAAGCCGCAGGGTTTTCTATTATACTTGCCAATTGAACTGCTGTAGTTCTTCTGTTCTTTTTATTAGGTAGTATTATTCGATTCTTTACCCAGAAATAATAGACATTTGTAAATCCGCCTGTGGTAGGATTATAAACCTGCTTAACACTAAGCACATCATTCAAAGGATGTTTAGGCTGTCCGCTTATCCCGTCCGCAAGTCCTTGAGACGTATCTGCTATAACTGCCCACTCACTAGGTAATAATTCGCTACCTACCCATTCGTAAATGTCAATTGTGGAACCGGGAAATAATCTACCCCAATTATTTTTCCTATAACTTAGTTCGCCTTGCTCATACCATACGTATTTTGCATTGCTAGTATCCCACCATATTTCACCGACATGATCATCTAACCAATTTGTTTCAGCATCAGTAACGGTTAATTCATTGCCTATAGAATAAACAGCAGGGTCTATATTAGACTTATATTTTATATCTTCTTCGGCAACACCGGGTATTTTACCTTTTAAAGGGTCTATAATATCAAGATGTTCTAAAACTTCATCATTAAATGTATCATACAATGTTAATTTTTGTATGGTATTAATATCAACTAGTTGATCTTTACTACGTAAAATGTTCCAACTTTTATCTGCTACATTTTTCTTTCTGTATTGATAAAATGCACTGTCTGGTAAGATACCGTCTATTACAGTTTTATATGCAGGTGCACCTACATATATAGAATCATCATTTACTGCTAGGCTAAATCCGTAATTAGTTCCTGTATTAGGATCTAATAAACTCATTTCATCTGCTAACTTAAACGTGTTCAAATACCTATTATAGACGTATGCACTTCCACTAAACTTAACAGTATCAAAAAATGTTGTCGAGCCTGAATCAAATGTTGTACTATCGGTTAAATCACTATTAACATCTTTTACATATTTTGTTCCGTATATACTTAATGAATTTAACAAAAGTGATTCATATCTATCAAAAGTTAATTGTAAGTTTCTATTTGTACCTTGTGCTGTGACAACAAGTTCAGTATTATCTGAATTAATTCCTATTGCCTTACCGAATTTCATACCGGGACTACCGACAGGGTTTTGTATTATCGAATCTAATTCAAAATGTACAGCATCAGTTAATGTATTTTTATAAACTGCTACCTTACCGAATGATTGATCATAGTTTCTAGAATCGGGTGCTCCTACAAAAATATACTGCCCATCTTTACTAACTGCAACTGACTCTCCAAACTTAGCATTACGTTCAAACGGACTAGTTAAAGTTTGCAGATATGTGATATCGGTAGTGGTATACACACTAACAAAACCTGTACCTGTGTAATATCCAGGAGCCGCAACAGCAGTAACTTCGGCCAGATTAGATCCTTGTATAACTTGACCCCATCGTGATCCTACATTTACATCAAAGGGCGCTGTGATCTGTTTAACATAAGTCACATTTATCTGAGTAGAGGCTGTGGTAAAATTATAAACATAAACAGATCCTGTACCTAGTGTAGATGTAAAGGGAGCGCCTATCATTAAAACCTGTGTAGATCCGGTAGACAAATTACTTGTATAAATGCTAGAACCAAATCTTTCATAACTTGCAGGTGTAGGACTTATTAGAGCACCTTGACTAACTTCTGTACCTGTGCCTTCAAACGTACTAATTTTTACCAAACCTTCTTCTAACCTTGCGCTGTAAGAACCTGTATTCCCGGCAAAACGTAAACCACCGGATGAATATGACTCTCTAGTAAAACTTACTAAAGGAGCACCTGCAAAAACGGTGCCGAATGAAGAAGTACCAAGTTGATTTGTGTGATAGGCTAACCCTTGTCCGAAATTAGTGTATCCTCCGGGCTGATAATATGTTGTAACAAGATTATTAACCGTCCAACTGGAAATTAATTCAATGTCTGTATCCGATTCATGAAATAAAAATACAGTTCCGGTATTTGTTCCTGTACCGGAAGCACTTACAACAAAATTTCCTAAATTATCTTTACCGGTTATTTTATAGCCTAATTGTGTAGTAGTGTTAACGCTAACAGTGTTTAGACCTTGACTATTATAGTTTTTGATCTTTGCTACAACTTGCCAGTTATCTGCTCCGTCATCTATCAACCAATTCTTAGCACCGTATGGTAATTTTAATAAGAAATTATCCCTAGGTAACTTATCAAAATTATCAAACTTAGCACTTTGAAACTTGAAAACAAGTCCCTGAGTTTCAGCAGTAAGACCTGAAAAGAAGAATGTAGAAGTGGTGCTTATTACAAAAGTGTTAATTGTAGGTACCTCTACAACTTGATAAACTCCGTTAACTGTATCACTAAATTGACTAATACTAACAATATCGAACTTAGAAATGTTATGTGCTTTTGTCGTTTTAAAGATATATCTGTCTGTAGAACCTTCCTGTAAAGTTATGCTACTTAACTTGGAACTACCTAATACATACCTAAAAACATCCCAGTCATTATTATTTTTATTAGCAATCCAGACATAGTCATCGATTAACAAACTTCTGTTATTGCTAATATCGGTGATAGAATTTGTATTGTAAGCAGTGTAATCTACATCGTCAAATCTTACGAAACCTGCCGTTTCTAATTTTAATATGTCTGGGTCATTAGTTGTGATAAAAGTGCTCGACGATATATAGCCATCATAACTTATTAATAAATCAGTCTGTGTTGTATAATAAATTAGACTTTTATTATCGATTTCAATTTCTTCATTAAATGTTACAATTTGCGGATTATCAACAAATTCGCCTTCTTTTAACTTAACCTCGAGTTCTTTATATGTCTCAAACGAACCGAAGTGTCCTATTCTAAATGCCCATTCTTCATTGTAACTAATTTCACCTTGTAGATTATGAATAGCAGCCTTGGCTAATTTTTCAATAGCATTACGTGTACCTTTTTCTCTAATAAACCCTTGATAGAATTTGTATTGAGCAATAGGATTGGTAAAGATATTATTAAGATATGGACGAGGAGTATAACCTACCAGATGCTGAGCCATTCTTTGTTGGGCAGAATCAAAATTGTCAATGTCTAAACTATAGAAATCTTCAAACTGATTAATCTTATAGTCAAAATTAGGTAATAATTGTGCCACAGGCTTTTCGCCTAACAATACCCATTCAGTAAATGTAAACTTATCCGAACCTATAATATTATTTTTAGCAGTGTAATATTTTCCGTTAAATCTAACAACATCACTGGCATTGTAATTTGTGAACTTTTGCCAGTCATTAATATATGCGGTGTCATAGACGAATCCAGGGCTAAAATAATCACCGTCCCAATCTCTAGTTCTAAATCCTGTCAATCTTACCCTACGCTGTCTATATCCTGTAGCAGTATCATATATTGTATCATTGAAGATTGTTGTATTATTAAGTACTATAGCATGTTCTTTTTGAATACTGTTTAAGGTAGCAAAGTAAAGACCATCTGCTAGATTCACAGTAGACACTGTGCATAGTCCATCTTCTCTATTAACATTAATGTTATTTTTAGGAATAGGAATCCCATTTGCCTGTAGTAAACTATAGTCGTAAAAACTATTGAATATATTATCAACAACTGTATTAGGTAATTTAAACTTAAGTTTATCTGCAAAAGGACTGAGTGTTATTACATTATTGTTCGCCCAGTTCTGACTTACCCAGTACAAGAATTCTTCGCCTGTAAATGTCCAGTCAATTACACGCAGAAGGTCTGCATTATAATCATCAAATACAAATCCTCTTGTAGTTAACCATTGGCCGTACCCTATTATTATATCGTAGACCTCTTGAATTTTGTCAAACGTAGATCCATAAGGAATGATTTCTTCTTGCTTATTAAATCCGTTCCATTTTTGAACAGTAACTCCGCCCTTAATAGGTAAAGAAGGCATGCGTTGATAATAAGCATCTTCAAATTTGTTACCGCTTCTATGACGAGTCTTAACTCTATAAAAATTATTATCGTACTTTACTATTTGTCCTACTTCATAAAATATTCCGCCTGTAGAGACTGCGGCTGTGGTAATATCTCCTACTGCCGAACTACTTGTAGGAGCATTTGAACTGGGTTTCCAGTCGACATACGGTTCACTTATACCTCCAACATTTATAGTAGGTGTATTAATATTTCTTCGAGGCCTAAATATTGTAAAATAAGGATCTTTCTTATCATAACCTTTTAGAACAAATAAACCATTTTGTTTTTGTACAATAATACCGCTAATACTGTTAGTGCTTACAGGATTACTTACATTTAGGATTAATTCAAAATCCTCAGGAGGAAGTATACTACCGGGACTTGTGCTTGTAGGATCTATCGCATCAATTACTACCTGAACCTTATCCTTGCTAATAAAACCGCCAACTTTGTAAAATAAATTAAAATCAGCATAATCTAAATCTGACCTTAATTCTTTTATATAATTACTTGTTCGAGTTAAACCTGCTTCTACAACATATACGCCGTATCCGCTCAATAAATTACTAGTTTCAGTGTGAACAAAAATATTTTTCAAACTTAAAAAGTCTAGTGTATCACCGTATATTAATTGTCCTGCTAAATTTAAATTAATTCTATAAGGGTCATACATGTAAGAGCAATAGTGAACAGGGCTGCATAATGCCATAACCTTTTGAACTACAAAAGGCCAGTAACTACTTCTACGCCATGCTGCTTCAGCAGGTCCGATATCACCTACTTGCCAATCTTTACTTTTTTGCCCTAATTTAATATTTTCCAAAATAATGTCAGGCTCAATTAAATTACCTTGACTATCAGACGGAACTACATTAAGCAACCCATCTCGTTTATATATTGTATCTACACCCTGTCGAGATCCTTGTCTAATTCTCCCATCAGCAAGATCTTCCCATAAAGGCAGATTTCCCGAAGTGTAGGGGGCAACTCCGTATTGACCTTCCCACCATGAGGGTTTTTCACTAAAACCTAACATCTCCCACGGATGACTGTGTGGCCTATCTGTTCCGTAAAGATATCTATATACAGCACGCCATGATCCTGTCAAATGTGTATCAATGCTACTGATATAAGAACCAGTGTAGTTCCATGTAAAAGGATTGGCTTCATCGAAAGCACCATTAGTTTCACTGTCTATACCATAAAATCCTGCCCACCTTACAAAATCCTTTGTAATAATCCTGTTAATGTCTACTGTATTAAAACTATTTGTTTTAAACGCACCTGGAATAAGTTCATTATAGTCTAAAAGATCCTGTCTGTAGGTAACTTTAATATTATTGTATACACGTTTTTCAAACTCTAAGATTATGTCATCTCTATAATCATCATAACTTCTTATGATGCTGCCATCATGACATTGTATTACATAGACAGGATCTACATAAGTGTCATCAAGGTATAGTTCGGGATTATATTTAGGATATAATCCTAACTTAGTAGGAGTAGGTGGAACATATGATCCTACAGTAGACGTATATTCAACTGTCTTAAGAATATCACCTATGTTTAATGAAGTTAAAATTTGTATAGATGCATCATTAGTAACAAATTCATAATCTTTGCCAACAATTAACTGTGTATCATTAAGGTAAACTAATACACTTTTATCGGTAAGTGTATCCAATGTAAATTCATTATTGATAGGAAATTCAATATTAGCAGGGTTGGTTACAGTCCACTCACGCTCTTTCTTGTCCGGACCATATCCTACCATGTCTGAATAATAATATGAACTTAATAAATCTTTATCTGCATTTAATTCTTTAAGTATTTGATCAACTGCTTGTGCGGGCGTTAAATCATCAGCCATATCACCCGCTTTACGTAGGAAGGCTAACTTAAATTGATTATATTGATCAGCAGCCTTATCTAGTGCTGTAATAAGACTATGTTCTTTTTTACCTAAAAACATTAAACTGAAAGCGATAGGATTAAGATTTGATATTAATCTTTTTCCATGTGTTTCAATACTATCTATATCCCTTAAATTACTTTGTCCGGGAAAACTGCCTACAAATGCAGGACTACTTTCAGTCATGCTCTTTACATGATCACTTAGTTCAGTAAAGGTAAGTGTGCCGAACTTCTGATTTAAAGGATTGTTTGTCAATGCTAAAGGAGATTCCCAATGTCCCGCTGAACCTAATGAATTATAAGTGTGTATTTTAACAAGTACATTAGATCCTGCTGAAATATCATTGTTAAATTGAACAATAACATTTCCGTTGGATTCAGATACACTATAAGTATCAGCCAAAATTTTAGCATTATTAACAAAAACTTCTATCACATAATCTGATAAAACAGGCTTAAATGATTCAAGTTTAATTATAGCAGTATCAACTTCTAGTGTTTTAAATTCAAGTATAGGTATGCTATATTCGTTAGCGACCTGCCATGCATTTTTATAAACATCACCATCTTCGTGTGCGTATTTTACAAATGCATTGCTTGTTTTTACAGTAGAACCTGTGTTAAGAGTAATTACTTCATTGTTTAAATAATCTTCAAAAGTAAACCCACCTATACCTTGATTAGCATAATTTACAAAAATATTTAGAATAGGATCAAGATATGTGCCTACTTCATATCCCAAAATCTTATTACCAGCAAAACTAGTAGATTCAAAACTATTACCGTCATTATCAAATAAATCAAATAACGGTGCTTCATTTAGTGAGTTATGATTCTGGCCCTGCGTCCATTCCGATCCGTTAAACCACCAGTTAGTTGATTTATATTTTACACCTTGATTAACAGAACAACAGATACCTGCCTGTGCTTCATATACTTCATTTAATTCTAAACGTTTTTTACCGTTTATATAGATAAAGTTAACTTCGTATATCTTATTTCTAACCTGCTCACCTGTATCAGCAACAAATATAACACGTTGACCTTGTTCTAACCTTACTTGATCTGCAATGTGTCCTATACTTCCTTCTACTAGACTAAATGCATCTGTTATGTAGTCATCAATCAAATCAACGTTAGGAATACCTTGCGTTCCGAAATTAAACAATGTCAGATCTGCTTTAAATTCAATAATAGGTCTTTTAGCACGCTTATCATTAGGATAAACAGGAACTAAGTTATTAGCCTCAGCACTCTTTGTTATTACATCTCTGTGAACCCATCTATTGTATCGTGTCCAAGGATTTAAATCCCTGCTACCTCTGTTTATTGTAATATATTCTGGATTGACGGGCAGAGCGCTGTAATTGTCGAAAGGGTATACATCAAAAGGACTAGCATCAAAGTTTTCGTCGTATATTTCACTTAGGTTATCGGTTGTCACAAGACTAGCAACATCTATTAACCGAATTGCATGTCCAACACCTTCAACAAAAAATTCTTTATCTATATAGGAAGCAGGTGTTACTGTACCTCCGAACCTAATTTTCATACCGTTCGTAAGTTCTACACCTGTACCAGATGTATATGATTGCTTTCCTACTATTTCATCATCAACATTAATAATACTATCTTCTGCGATATTTCTTACAGCGATAAGTCCTTTGGCAAGACTAGATGCATCTGCTGCATAATACAATGTGTCAGGTGTATCATCGTCTATCATCATTGTAACTACACCGCTGCTGATGCCATTATTGTTGATGTTAACATTATACGCATCGCTGCTACCCAGACTAGGTTGTGTTTTAATAAAAAACTTGTAAACAGAACTTACGTTAAAATTGTATGTATTACCCCTATATAGTATTAGTAGAGGATCTTCTGTTACACCATTAGGTGTGAATACAAAACTAGTTTCACTATCATTGTCAGATACTGTAAATGTGCTAGTCGAATTTAGTTGTGTTCCGGTAATTGTTACTGTGTCGGCTCCATTGACTAACCAGTAATATTCTTGATAATTTACAAACTTGTCAAGATCAATATGCGGATTATATGAAGCAAAATGTGACCTGTATAACTTGTCAAAGTTACTGATATTTCCATTATTAAAACTTATTGTATTCGATAAATCATCTATACCGATTACATCATTTACAGCATCTGAATTATTCTTAATAACTAGAGCAGGTTCGAGTTGATAATCACGACGTAACTGGCTAGTCTCTGTCAAATAATTGTCAGTATTTTTATAGTTAGGGACTAGTTTTGATCCTATATAACCGTCAATACGCTCTAGGCTAGGTGGCTGTATGAGTTGATCAATTGTACTTGATAAAAACTTACTGTTTTTTTCCGATCTAATAAATTCAGGTAAAAGATTAACAGATTTAATACTTTTTTCAGCCATATTATGTTCCGCTTGTATTGACTATACTTGTTGTGTTCAATTGATTAGCCGTAATGGCATCGATAATATCAATGTCATCTGCACTAATATCATTAATAAAAATCTCATTACTTAGACAACTTACTTCATATAAACTACCGAAATTACTTGCACGTGGTACAATTATAAAATTAGTAATGTCCGGAGTTAATAAATTCATAACATAAGCAGACAATTCACTAAAATAAAATGGTTGTCCGAAGTCCCAATTATCTAAATTGAAAAAATCTGTAATGGCCAAAAGTATTCTACTTTTAATTTCGTTATCGCTACTTGTTCTTGCAGGATTTTTTACTGCCTTAAAAGTTGCCTGTAGGCTAATAGGGGCTTTTTTACCGAATAATACTTTATATTTGACAGGTTGAAATACAATCTCGTCACTTATAGTTTTGATAGGTTCAAGTATACCAGTATAACTTTGCTCTAAACTAGTGCTCGTAGGGGGTAAAGGCTCACTACCTAGACCAGTTTGTAACCATGTTCTATACTCCGTATCATAAGAACGTGTTAGCAGATATATGTCAATTAGATTACTCTTACCTGGGTCTATTCTACGGTCTTCGCTGCTATTATGCTCATACTGAAACTTAATATCAGATCTACCTGGATATGCAAAATAATCCGGTTCATATACCCAGTCAGTACCATCATAACTATTAACTACATCGAAACTATCATCATAAAAATAGTAAAGTTGATTTGTCAATGTACCAGTAGGAACATTATCCGGTGTTGAATAAGCAAGTATCTGATCTCTATCAATTAAATTATACCTAATACCATCTTCAGATTTTTGAAAATAAACAAACTTATCTAATTGCCAGTTGCTATCTGCTCCTACAACTGTGCCAGTAGATTCAGGTTTAACAATGTTGATAAAAGCATCAGGATCATCTAATTCGCCTAGATTATTTTTTTCATATAAACTTACAACAACTTTTTTAGGATCTACATAACCATCTTCCTCTACAATATTATCATCAACTTGCCATATATAATCTTTTTCTAATGAACCAGTTGTGATAGGATCTTCATTTACGCTGAGCACAGTGATCCTATCCTTTACCACAGTATTAGAAACGAAATCATAATTAACACTGTTTCTGTCTATAAAGAACGCAGTTTCTTGTTCACTTTCAAAAACTACATCAAGATATCTACTTCGTACTCTATAGTTTTTACCTGTCCAGGTAAATGCTATTAACCAACTTGCATCAGAATTACTATCATCAAGACTGCCTTGATTAACCAGACTAAACGGATTGACTAGGTCTAGATTACTGTCAAGAATAATTTGCCATTCTCTATTAACCTGACTAAATGTAATACCGAAGTTTCTCTGTGCTAAACATAGATTCACTAACTCATTTTCAAATTGCAGAGACAATACATTAATAAACTTAGGAATAATTTCATAAGGAATAGCACCAGTAGATACATATGTACTCAATGTAATAGGTCCTGTACCATCGTCTAACACACCTGCTCCGGTATTACTACCATCGCCTACTACCTGTACAACCTTTGCCCATATATAATTTTTAGTAGTATTACTTTTATTAAGAACTATTTTTCCTGTTGCAGAAAAATACTTGTTAGTAGGCGGTATGAACTTTATTAATGCACCAGGTAGAAAATATTTTAAATTATTGCTTGTAAATGTGCCTACACTGTAAGCAACATTATCTACATCTTCTAAATACCCTTTAGCCTGATTAAGGACAGGAGCGTTCCAAGTTAGTGAAAGTGTTTCTAGGTTAGGTCTAGAATATTTGTCTAAGTAAAAAGATCTTAGTGTGGGAGAACTAACAACAGGTTCTACAAGTGTTTTAATAAATCCTAATATACCATTTCTATTATTAGATTGAAATTCAAATGTCTGTTCAGATGTCTTTTTATATAACATGCCATCTGATGCAAATATGTTTGTCTTACTGTATTTGCCGCTAACATCACTTAATTCAAAATACTTACTAACACCGCTGCTTACTCTGTTTACACTTTTAACTTTGATAATATCACTACCTAAAGTTAATGGAGCAATATTATAATCCTCGGCAGTTACCATTCTATTTTGTACATAGAATGATTGAGGTGCTTTGTTCTGTATGCTAACATTACTTTCTGTACTAGAACTATTGTTAATTGTATATTGTAGAGCAAATGTTAATGTTAGTATGTGATTTTGTCCAGCCTTACTTACATAAGGAACTTCAACAACAATACCATTCATCTGCTCAGGCTTAATTGTGTAGGTAAAACCATTGCTTTGTCTATAGAATAATCTAAATGATCCTTTAGGTAAGTTACCAAAATTGCCATCAGCAAAGTTTAAATCAATTTGATCTTGATCTCTTGTGCTTACTGAGAATATATCACGTTCATTATTTTTCAAACTATTATAGATAACATTGTTTCCTACAACATCAGGAACCTTAGTCCATAATGTTTCATACTCTCCATCCGCACTTAATTTCCATAACCATACATCAGTTTGATTAATGTTATTAGCATTAATACCGATTATCTCATTTGCAACAGGATTATCAATGTTAAAATTGCTAGAAGTTAATTCACCTTGTCTAAAATGAACAAAAAATCCTGTGTTTACACTTCCCGATCCTTGATTATCATTCTTATAAATGAGGCTAAATGTAGAACCGGGTTTAGGTGTTTCTTCGTATACAAATGCCTTGCCTGAAAATGTACAGGGCACTATTTCAAAAGTCATTGCTGTGCCATTAATGTTCTTTAAAAAACTGTACACAGGTACATCTGTGTTTGCACTGTTAATTCTGTACTGTTCAGTCAATATACCATCAATAGTTTCTCTATTATAAGGCTTACCGAAACTGAAACTGCCGCCCATTGCACTGTTTAGAATAGAAATAAACTGTCCGTACCAGTTAGAATTTGTACTGTCGTTCCAACCTACAGTTACATTAGCAAGATTTAAACCATTAGAATCTACCACACTATCAGTTGTACTAACACTGGTTAACTTCAAAAACCCGTTACCAGGTACATTTCTTGATGGTACATAACTGATTAATTGTGCTAATCTTAATATACTGTCCCTACGCTGTGCAGTTTCTATAAAGTTTTCACGAGCATTGAGGTCAATACGAAAACTTAAATTTTGTCCTAAAAAAGCAATAAGGTCAATTAGAGCAATATACTCACTTGATTCAATAAAGTCATTAAAATCTTCAGGATAATTTTCCTGAAGATACTGTATCATTGTGCGTCTTAAGGTTTCAAAATCGTAACTTTGAAAGTCTGCATTGCGAAAAGACTGGTATATTTTCTTCCAATCTTCTGTTACTAATAGTTTTGTTGAACTGGTAGGTATCATGGTGGTATTATTTGATACCGTATTTATTATGGATATAAACTGCTAATATTATTGAACAACAAGACCTATCTGCTGATCAAATTGCAGTTTCATATTAGTGCTTTGATCAGTTCCGTTAAGTTGTAGCGTTATTTCTAATACATAACCCTGATCATATTCAGTTAGATCTAACTGTGTAGGGGTTACCCTAGGGTCACTTGTACAGATATTTGTTATATCTTCTTGCAGTAATGTCCTAGTTTCTTCTGTTAGAGGTTCCATGATAAGGTCCCATATCACACTTCCGAACGTAGGATTCATTACTCTTTCACCTTTTCGTGTACGAAAATGATTGAGAATATCCTGTTTGATTAGGTCGAAATCATATAACCGTACACTTTGATCAGCATTGGCAATAGTGCTAAAGCCCTTGTAAAAATGGCTTCGTTTAACGGGTTGATTTACTATTACCCTACTATTGTTAATAACTTGTGATTTATACGGCATAAGAATATTTATGAATTAGCACTGCCTGTTAAAATGTCAGTATTGGTAGAACTAAACTTTTCTTTGTCATAATTTTCATGTTGAGGCCATGGCTCATGTGTAGGTGCCCTCTGCATAATACTTAACAAATCATCAGTTACATAAAACTTACCGTTACTCCACCCCACTGTTTTATCTCGGTTAGGTAATTTGTAAATTTTAAGTTTAATAGGATCTTCAGGAGTAGTTGCAGCAGTTGCCTGTGCGGCAGTGGGTCCGTTCATATGTATTTGATTAGCAGTTTCTAAATGACTGCCTACAGAAACAATGTTTGTATTTGCGTTAGCACTAAAATTATTATTTTTTCCTGCTATTATGTTGTTAGAGTTTGTAGTGGTATGATAGAAAGAGTCATTTACTCTAACGTGCATATCAGATTCTGCCTTAAGTTTTAGGTCTGTTTTTGCAATAATACCTAAATTGTTAAAACTCAGTTTTCCTTCTTTATTCACTATTAGAGTAAAATCTGTTTCAACATTTACATTTACACTGTTACCTACACTAACATTTAAGTTGCGTAGTGCTTCTAAATTTATATCTCTATCTGCTCTAAAATTAAAGTCTGCCTCAGTTCTTATGCTTACACTATCTTTAGCATAGATATCAATCTTACCGTCACTGGTCATTTCAATCCATGCTGTGCCTCTACTGTTAGCAATATAGATCAAGTCCTGGCTGTTATGTAATAAAATTTGATGACCTGTTCTAGTTCGTATTCTAACTAGTTCATTTTCACCATCTTGATCTCCATCGTCCATAACAAAGGTAGTGCCACCTAATCTACTTACAGGAAACTGTCTGTTACCCGTATATCCTAACTTACCTTTTTTGCCATCAGGGTCTACTGGTCCAGGTGTGCTAATGCCGAATACCATACTAGGTATTTCCCTACGACTACTACTAGATGTAATACCTCTCGCAGTATCTAATAGTAAACCCTGTGCTAGTAACCTGTCTGCAAATGGATGCACTGCTTTAGGTATGCGGCTAGGATCTTTCAATACATTTAATGTTTGACTACCTCTATGTATCTCAGCCACAGGCACATTTGTAGTACCGTATTTCCTAATCTGCTCCTGTGTCATATTAGATGCTAGGCTGGCTGCTATCCCAGGAACCATGTTATTCTGAAACTCGTCAGACACACAACCTATCCAGTATCCTTGATTAGGGTCACCTTCAATAAAAATTACTAAAACAGTAGTTCCTATGTCAGGAGGAACCATCCACATACCATAACTTTTTTGTACATCATTAAAGTCACTGCTATTGTTACCTTCAAACTTGATACTAGTGACTCCATAAAAAGGACTAAGATATCTAACAGGATGTGTTAAACTTTGTAAATCATCCGGAATGGCCTGACTTTTTCTAAGCACAACTTCAAGCAATCCCATTCTAGTAGGATCTAAGTTGTTAGCGATTTCAGCAAGATAGGGACCTGATGAATTAAACCTGCTGCCTGTTCTTTGTTCTACTTTCATATTAAGAATTAATTAATTTTGTCAATGGACTTTGTGCCTTACTGCCGAAATTTACACTGAGAGATGTGCTTAGATCTGCGCTATTAACTGCGCCCGAATTTCTCAACTTTGTTTCCTTACTGCTTGTGTCATTTGTTAAAATACTTAATGCTTGATCACTGCTTATTACAGAATCAACTGTACTCTTAGCAGAATTTTGACTGGTTAACGGATTAACAAACCGACTAGATTGCTGTAATAAATTTATTGTGTTAGATCTATCAACACCTGTTAAACTTGTAGGCGTTACCACACCATAGGCGTTTGCTAAACTTGCACCGCCACCTAACTGCATAATATCTGCCAGATCAACTGTGTTAATTTCAGCAGCAGGTGCTCTTTGTGCAGGAGCATATGGAGGAATGTTTACAAGGTTAGCAACAGGAATATTGTTTACTGCCAGACCTTTTTCTGCTGCTGCTTTAGGATCTACTCCATCAGGAAATACCTTAGCCAATGCACCTAACTGTAACAATGCTAGAGGACTACCGGATTGTAATTGTTCAGGACTAATACATAGTTTATTAGCCAGTTCGCTGATACCCATGCCTACAGCACTGGTAGCATTTGTTATAGCAGCATTAATTTCTTGTGCAGTTTTAGCAATAGGGCTAGTTAATTGATTTACACCTTGCTGTATCTGCCCTGCCACAGCATTTATTCCCTGTGCCAAAGGTGCTGTAATACTGTTTACAACCTGAGCACCTAACTGATTCAGCCTGCTTAATTCTGATATAGCAGACTGTATCTGTCCGAAAATATTAATACCTATGCAAGGATCTCTCGGTCTAGCAACGGCCTTAGTAATATCTCTTACAGGAATAGTTTTAGGATCAGGTTCAACAAGAAAACTATCTTCAGGCCTAGTTTCTTCAATTGTAGAATCAGGCAGTATTTGTCCTGGAAGTCTTGTAATTTGTATACGTTGTTTAAACATACCATCAACAAACATGTGAGTGACTTCTCTAATCCAGAATATTCCGCCGAACTGTGCTTTGTTACTATCAAATATATAAGCACCGTTAGGACCTATATCAACAGGGTTCCTAAAATTAATCTTAATGAATACCTGTTCAGTGAGATAATTCATCTCACCTTCAGTGGTAAATCTATTATCTTTTTTGTAAACTTCATTAAATGAATTGCCGTGACCGCTGGTTCCTAGATATAGCGGATCTCCTATAATTTCTATTTCACCGTTAATACCGTTTACTACAGAATTAATAATACTTTCATGAAGTTGTTTAGCCATAACATCAAATGCACTAAGACCAGGAGGACCAGCATTCGGTGTATTGCCAACATGTGTCTGTAACGAAGGCTGTACTAGACGTTGACTAGTTCCTGCTCTATCTTTTTTAGCATTTTCTACATCTGTTCCTCGCTCTTTTACACGATTTTTAGCATCCTGAGCAAGACTGTTTTTATTCTCATCAAAATTAGACTGTCCTTTAAACACACTAATATTTTCAAATACTAGATGTTTATAATCTAATTTCATACTAATTAGATCTGAATTATTTCCTGTGTAAACATAATTGTATTCTCTTAAAATACGATCTTCTAGATCTTCTGCGGGCCACTTTTGTGCTGAAAAGCCAGGAATCTTTGTATAATGAACTGCATAAGGAACTACAATGTACGTATATTCTGTATAATTCTTATTAGAGACAGGGTCAATTTTAGGTTTGAGTTTAGTTCTAGGATGAATCATAAACCAATCAACCATACCGTTTTGAGGAATTTCTCCTTGATGCATCTTTTCTAGTAAACGTCTACCGTATTCACTGTCACGAATTACTGCTTCAATAACAGAAGTAACATTAGTATTTTCATTGAATACACTAACACTAGATTGATTCTCCCCTTCTTTGACTCTACCGGTATCATCTACTCTGTTAGGATCGCCTGCATCAATACCTCTAGGTAACACATAATCTTTGCCTGGGGTTTTTAATTTAGATTTTGAAAAATAATTGTCTTTTACTGTAAGATCTATATCACCTTTACTATCCACATCAGCAAACAGTATTTCGTAACTGTCAGATTCTGCTGCTGCTTCTTTATCTTTACTGGTGTTATTATTTTTCTTTACCTGTTCATTAAGATTTTTAGTTAGATTACCGAGTACTTCACCTACCGTGTTACCCTGAACACTAACCGGTATTTTTAATTTGTTAGGATTACCGAAGGCGCTCTCATGAAACGGAAATCCTTTACAGGCATATTTTGTACCACGTTCTGTAAATTCTTGTTGAATGTCGTTAAATCTAACTACAAAGTATCTATCAGAAAAATCAATAGTTTCCGGTTCTGTAATATCTAAGCCATCAGGATATCCCTTAAATTCTATTTTAAATAAGAAAGGAGTTCCTATAGGACTTATATAACCTGCGCCTACACTGGCAACATGTAATGCTTCGATAAATCCGTTTATACTATAAGGTTCAAATACATCAAAACTTATTGTTTGCCCCAGTGTAGCACCTAGAGCATATGTTGAAATAGTTTTTATCTCAATATTATTGATATACATATCGAAACGACCGGGACTTTTTAAATTAAAGTCTCTGACAATATCCCCTGCTTCTTTCGCAGATATTATTGTTGTAGTCGACTGCCCTAATTCGTTTTCATTAATAGTTTGTCTTGTTACATCTACAGATGCACTAGCCCGTAGTTCATTAATATCTTTGCCTGCTGAACTGAGTACTATTAAATCAAGTTGGTCAGTACTTACTTTCCAACTGTCAACATTATCTAGTTTTTCTTGACTGAGTGCTGCTAGAGTAATGTTATAGGTATAAGATCGATATTTGTCTAATACATTGCCCTTAATAAAATCAGGAATAGGATCACTAGGCAATCTGGTGCTAGTTACTGTAACAGCCTCAGTTTTTCTTTCAACTTCTTCAGCCATGTTATATACCGATATCCCTACGCAGAGTAGATAACTTAGGCAAGTATATTCTTAACCCTGCCTTAAAATCAAACACCGGATCTTTAATTACATTTTTATTGCGTTGAGCAAATACCCACCATAAATTAACATCGCTATATAAGTCAAAGGCCAACAAATCAGGCCTATATTCATATTCTTTTGTTACACTATAGTACACATCATCAGTTTGAAACTCAAAATCACGATGCGTCATTACATCTAAGTAATTAGGCGTGGCTGATGTAGCATAATAAGGACTAGTTTTAGAATATACAGCCATTATAGATACCCTTTCTTCCTATGATCTTCTGTATTGTTTAACCATTTATCAACACTGTGATTCTTAATTTCATTTCTGCTATACATAATAATAGCACCTAATGTAATTGTACTAAGAGTAGGCACAGCATTTAACCCATAACCATTAATTAATTTATTAGTGAAATAATCAACTCCTTCAGGCAGATCTATTCTAAAATTTGTTATAGCAATAGGCACATTTTCTAACATAAATTGTCCATAAGCAAACAATCGACAAACTGGCGGCGGACTGCCTGCATTAAGATCCTTGCCCACACGCATTTTAGTCAATGCTTTCAGCAGATGAACAGTTGCTAGATAATTCTGTGCTTCTTCTGTATTCTGCACAGTAAACTTACCTGATATATTAAGCGGACCTACACTAGATCTTGCGTAAAATGCCTGCTGATAATTGCTGTGTACAGTTTGTATAGGACTGTAGTCTGCCTTATTTTCGTAGTTAATTTGTGGTGTGTAGGGAAAAACTATTCCACCGAAATGACTTAGTCTAGTATCAACTGTGGTATATCCTGTTAGATAACTAGAAGGTACCTTGATACGCACACGCATGTCAGGCTGTCTGGCGCTGATCTGAGGACTGGTTATGTTTACCTGTGCAACATTTACCTGCGGACGTTCTGCTCCCGGGGCTACGAAATTGAAAATATTTTTTACAGACTGAAAACCGCTAGAGAAAGCAGAGCCTACTCTGTCAACTATTCCGCTAGGTCCTAAAACATCCGAATCAGCCATAAATATATTTCCCTTTACCTTATTTAATATTTAAATAAACTACGCACTTAACAGACGGTTGACATTTGATTTTTTCATGTTATACTGTAACAAAGGATATAAAAAACATAATGACAACAGGATTAATAACAACAAGAAAAGTAAAATACCTAAATAACAGAGATCTATTAGCAGAGATACACAAGAGTAAGTGCAGTTTTTCCAGTTTTGTCAAACCCGATTATCAACAATACGACATCATATTAACCAGTTTAACCAAGGTTAACATCAGAACAATAGCGGAAGCCAAGCGTAATCGTGCCAAACGATTAGGCATACAGGCGTTTATTGCCGCAAGAAATAACGGGGATAAAAAAATAAAACTGGCAGAATGCACTCCGGATTATAAATCAATAGCAAAAACAGATGTTATTATTCGTATAATGACATTTGATCATGTTCCTCTTGCACCGGGCAGAAAGAAAACTACCAAAACCACAGCCGATAGTCATGAAAAAGTAAACTTTCCTCCCTTTCAACATTGGAAGTTCAATGATAATGAAGAACTTGTCTGTGTGGGTAAGAGCCACTGGCGTGGAGGCATGAAGACTGGCAAGTTTAATAAGGAACATGGACGTATCACCGAAGGTCTAGGACGTATGTTCATTAAACTTTCAGAACGTTATGCACAACGATCTAACTGGAGAGGCTATACCTATATTGACGAAATGAAGGGACAGGCTATTCTGCAACTTAGCCAAATTGGTCTACAGTTTGATGAAAGTAAATCAGAAAATCCATTTGCCTATTATACAGCCGCAGTAACAAACTCATTTACACGTATACTAAACATTGAAAAGAAAAATCAAAATATTCGCGATGACATGTTGGAAGAAGCAGGATTAACACCCAGTTCAACTCGTCAAAACGCACATGAATACGCAGAGGAAACTGCAAGACAGGCAGAACTTTATAAACAAATACGTATGCCTAAGAGCGAAGATGGTGAAGTTTCGGAAGAAGAATCGGACATTGAGGAACAAACAGAGACTTGACTTATTGTTCTAGAACATATACAATTTAAAGAGGAGAACTTTATATGAACCTTTTTAAAAAGGTAGCGTGTTTTACGGATATTCACTTCGGCCTAAAGTCAAACAGTTCTACACATCTTAAAGATTGTGAAGACTTTGTAGATTGGTTTATAGACACTGCTCAGGCTAATGGTTGTGAAACCGGAATCTTTCTAGGAGACTGGAGTCATAACCGTAATAGTCTTAACCTAATCACACTAGATACTAGCCTAAGATGCTTAGAAAAACTGGGAGCAGCATTTGAACAGTTTATATGGTTTCCAGGAAATCACGATCTGTTCTACAAAGACAAACGTAATATCCATAGTAGTGCGTTCGGACGCCATATTCCTGGCGTTACTGTCGTAGACTCTGTCACCACTCTAGGCGATGTTACACTTGTTCCTTGGCTAGTAGGTGATGAGTGGAAGTCTATGAAATCTGTCAAGAGCAAATACATATTCGGACACTTTGAACTGCCTCAGTTTATGATGAATGCCATGGTGCAAATGCCTGATCATGGTGAATTACAATCACAAGACCTTAAAGGTCCGGATTATGTGTTCAGCGGACATTTTCATAAACGTCAAAACAAAAACAATATATGGTATATAGGCAATGCCTTTCCTCATAACTTCGCAGATAATTGGGATGATGAGCGAGGCATGATGATTTTAGAATGGGGTGGCGAGCCTGAGTTTGTAGACTGGGCAGATTGCCCTAAGTATAGAGTAGTTAAACTTAGTGATTTGATTGATGATCCGGATCGTATTATCAAATCTAAAATGCACTTAAAGGTAATATTAGACGTGGATATCAGTTTCGAAGAAGCAAACTTCATCAAAGAAAACTTTGTAGCACAGTATAATATCCGTGAAATCAGTTTGGTGCAGGATAAAAACAATTTAGACAACGGGTTCGATGATAATATAGATACAAAGTTTGAAAGTGTGGATCAAATTGTAATAGAACAGTTAATCAATATTGATTCAGCACAGATAAACAAAAATACATTACTAGAAATATATAAAAATCTATGATCATTGATAGTTTTATTTTCTTCAACGAGTACGAAATATTAGAAGGCAGGCTAGAATATCTCTATCCTCATGTAGATTATTTTGTAATTGTTGAATCAAATATGACTTTTAGCGGTAAGCCTAAACCTATGTATTACATGCAGAACATGCCTAGGTTTAAACCTTATCTTGACAAAATATTATATTTCCCATATATTACAAGAGCAGAACGATACGACTATAGCAGGTTGCCTACACATGATAGGGACTACGAAACAGGTCCTTGGGCTGCTGAACATGCACAGCGTAGACACATGGCGGCTTGTATAGACCTGTTCAAGGATGAAGACATTATAATGTTTAGTGATGTAGATGAAATACCTCATAAGGATTGTATTCCAATCATACAACATAGTCTTAACAATGGTATTCATGCACTGACAATAGAACAGGATCACTTTTCTTATAACTTTAGACAGAAACAGGTTATACCTATTAGAGGAACCACAGTTAGTAAAATAAGTTTTGCTAAACAGCGTGATCCTCAAGAACAGCGTAATGAAAAATACGGATATCAATTCATTGCTAGGGGAGGATGGCATCTAAGTTATTGGGGAGATACTGAAAAAATCAAGTATAAAATAGAATCATTCAGTCATATGGAACTGGATAGAGATGAATTTAAAAATCCTGTACATATAAAGGAACGTATTAGATTGGGCAAGGATTTATTCAATAGAGAGAACCCTTATGTATCAGTAGATCCTTCAGAGATACCAGAGGATGTAATGAGAATTTTTGGCAAATATAACGACTACTTAATCAAGGCAAATGTTTAAAATAAAAACACTGACAGTAAAGAACTTCATGAGCGTGGGCAATCAAACCCAGGCTGTAGATTTTAGCAAACAAAATCTTACCCTTGTGCTAGGATCTAACCTAGACCTAGGCGGTGATGACACAGGATCACGTAATGGCACAGGTAAAACTACGATTATTAATGCTCTAAGTTATGGCCTATACGGACAGGCACTGACTAACATACGAAAAGAAAATCTTATCAATAAGACAAACGGTAAGAACATGCTGGTCACTGTGGAGTTCGAGAAAGGTAAGAATAGTTATCGCATTGAAAGAGGACGAAAACCCAATGTTTTAAAAATGTTTGTTAATAATAACGAACTAAAAACAGAAGACAGCGATGACGAAAGCCAAGGTGATAGTAGAGAAACACAAAAAAGTATAGAAGACATGCTAGAGATTAGCCATACCATGTTCAAACATCTCGTGGCCTTGAACACTTATACAGAACCTTTTCTATCAATGAAGGCTGCGGATCAGCGTGAAGTGATTGAACAACTGTTAGGTATTACTCTGCTAAGTGAAAAAGCAGAAACATTAAAAAACCTAATCAAAGATACTAAAGATCAAATACAACAAGAGAGCACAAGAATAGATGCTGTAAAGAACGCTAATGAAAATGTGCAGAAAAGCATAGACAGTCTGAAGATTAAATCAGCAGCCTGGGATACAAAACATCAACAAGAACTAGAAAACCTCGGTAAGGCCATTGTCAACCTAGAATCTGTAGACATCGAAGCAGAATTACAGGCACACTCATCACTTAAAATATGGTTGGATAATAGCGCAAAGTTATCTGGACTAAGAAAACAGCAGGCTACACTAGAGACTGCTATGGGTCAAGCAGAAAAGACTGTTAAAAAATACACAGCAGAAGTAGAAAAGTTGCTAGATCATAAGTGTCATGCCTGTGGACATGAACTTCATGACAGTCTACACGAGGCCATGCTAGCCGAAGCACTACAGTATAAAGTAGAAGCCGAAACATATGCTCTAAAAGTAGTAGAGGATTACGGACTTGTAGTAAATGAGATTGAAAAAATAGGCAAGCAGGGTCCAAGACCAGATACATTCTACGATACTGAAGCAGAAGCATTGGCACATAGAAGCAACCTTGCTAACTTAGAAAAGTCTTTACTAGATAAAGCAGATACACGCAACCCATATGAAGAACAGGTCGCAGAATTGACTACAACTGCTATACAAGAAATAGACTGGACTGCGGTAAACGAACTTACTAAGTTAAAAGACCATCAAGAATTCTTGTTGAAATTGTTAACAAATAAAGATAGTTTCGTACGAAAGCGTATTATTGATCAAAACCTAAGTTATCTTAACAAGCGTCTTGGCTACTATATTGATAGACTAGGTTTACCGCATAAGGTTCTTTTTCAAAACGACCTATCAGTAGAGATTACACAGTTAGGACAGGAACTAGACTTTGATAACCTAAGTAGAGGCGAACGAAACAGGCTAATATTAAGTATGAGTTTTGCCTTCAGAGATGTATGGGAAGGCTTATATCAAAGTATAAATCTGCTGTTCATCGATGAACTTATCGATTCGGGCATGGATTCAGCAGGTGTAGAATCAGCACTAGCTATGTTAAAAAAGATTGGAAGAGAGCGCAGTAAGAACATTTACCTAATCAGTCATAAAGATGAACTGATAGGCAGAGTAAACAACGTATTGAGAGTTATAAAAGAAAATGGATTCACCAGTTATTCCAACGACGTCGACTACGTTGAGTGAAAACTTAAAAATATATAATGAATTGTATTCAGAATATATTAGTCTAGCCGTAGATTTGCATAATTATCATAGAACTTTTCAAACTCATTACGGTTATAGAACCTGCCAGGGAGTTAAAAAAAGCGGAAGGCGTATTAATGTGGTCTTAAAAAAACTACAGAAAATTGCTAGAGTGATATATCTACAACATAAAAAAGCCAACCCGTTAAAGAGGGGGCCTAAAGGGAAAAAGAATGGAAACAACAACAGCACAACTAAAAAAACTATTTGAAGAATTTACAAAAGAAGATGAAAAATTTACCAGCGGTAATGCTGCTGCAGGAACTCGTGCTCGCAAGGCTTTGGCAGAAATGTCTAAGGTTATTAAGAGCAGACGCAATGAAATTACAGCAGAAAAGGCTGCTCGTAAGGAAGCCAAAACTGCAAAATGATCAATGACATGGTCATATGAAGGTAGAATTATAGAAGAATTACCCGAGGACTGTATTGGTTTTGTGTACCTTATCACTAATACAGTCACAGGCAAAAAATATATAGGCAAAAAACTTAGCAAGTTTTCAAAAACAACATACAAAGTAATAAAATTAAAAAACGGCAACAAGAAAAAGAAACGCATCAAATCAAAAATAGACTCAGACTGGCAGACATATTACGGCTCAAACGATCAACTTAATCAAGATGTAGCAGCATTAGGCCTAGATAAATTTATAAGAGAAATACTATACTTTTGTAAAAGTAAAGCAGAATGCAGTTATGTCGAGGCACGCGAACAATTCACAAGAAAAGTATTAGAATCAGACGAATATTATAACGGACAGATATCTGTTCGTGTACATGGCTCACATATCAAAGGCAAATTACTCGGTTAACGGCTAGCGCAG